CCAGCCGATGTAGCATATACCAGAAGACCTTCTGCCGGGGTGGCAATGGCTTCGGCCTGGGCTCCCGTCATGCGGGGAGGTAAGAAACCTTTTGTAGTACTACTGATCTCCAGAATAGCAGAAGCTCCGGGGGAAGTTGTACCAATACCTATATTGTCTGTACTGGCTTTTGCGTAGAACAGGTTGCTATTGGTTTGACCTTTGATCCAGAAGTTGACGTTTGAGTTATTTCCAGGATTGACATATATGCCTCCATAAAACTCAAGATGCATGTTTACTAAACCCCCGGATCCAACCATATCAAGATTCGAGTTTTCATGTCTCAATATGACAGGATTACCTGTTACATCAATCCCAAAAGTACCACCACCAGTAAGATTCATATACAACCTGAACTTGTTATCCAGGGTAAAGTATCCGGTATTTGAAGCATTTGTAAAGTATACACAGTAGGCATTCTGGTCATTTGTAGCCCCGGTCACCTGAAGTCTGGCATTACCATAGTCAGTTGTACTACCAATACTCATCTCATCAGAGAAATAAGATTTTCCGATTACCTGAAGCTTATGACCCGTATCTGAGGTACTTCCTATAATAGCATTGACACCAGTGTCGTATATGACCGAATTACCAATAGATCCTGCTCCAGTCCACTTGGTAACATAGTTGGTAGTTCCTGAACCACTAATACCTCCGGACGCAATTGTCCAGGATCTATCTGCACTAAGGTCGAGGGTTGTTCCATTGATCGTGATTGTTCTAGTTGTAGGTACAGCTCCAATTTCTGATAAGATCTGGGCTGCTGTTCTATACTTTATTACTCCACTATCAGATACAAGGATCTTATCTGTAGTTACTGCAGCAGCAGCTATACTACTTATAGTGAGTGAACCATAGATATTATTTGTAGTACCATCCCAACGATATTTGATAGTACCATTTCCATCAGCTAGTACAATGTTGTTAGATACGTTTCCAATCACTACTTCCTGGCCGATGACAGTGTTATAAGAACCTGTTGTGATTCCAGTTCCGAAATTACCACCACCAATAATCGTGTTGTTATTACCTTGAGTAATGCCAGCTCCAGCATTTTGACCGAAAGCTGCATTCTTAGCTCCAGATGTAACATTAGGAAGAGTAGTATATCCAACAGCCGTATTCAGATCACCTGTTGTACGACTGGCTAATACTCCGTCTGCTCCGATAGCTACTGAGTAGTAATCTTTACCATCAGAGATTTCCATACCCATACCAACCATGATCTTGGTATCAAACTGTATAGAAAACCCATCTTGAGTGATTGTTCTATTACCAGTTAATACACCATCTGCAGTATAAAAGTTTGGAACACTCCAGGATCTATCAGTAGAAAGATCATAAGCAGTACCGTTTATTGTAAGAATACGTGCATTTGTTACCGGGGTGTATGTGAGAGCGGTAGTTACATCAGAAGCCCCCAGAGTGATTGCTCCAGTTCTTGTATTGAAAGAACTCACACCTGCTGCAATAGTCCATGAACGATCAGCAGAAAGGTCATATGTGGTACCATTGATCGTAAGTGTACGAGAAGTTGGTACCAGGTTCAGTTGAGCTTTGGTCATGTATTTGAGCTCATACTGTGAACCGTTTAGTTGAAAGACTGCAATCTTATCAGGATCTGTTACTGCGTTATTAATAACAGTTGCAAAAAGACCACCACCAGCTACTATATTTCCAAACGTAGAGAGAACTCCTGAAGAGTTTAATGTCATCAGATCTCCGTTGGTTGTAGAAAGTCCATCCGTGTTTATTCCCCACTTTAACTGTCCTGTACTATGTACATATATTGAGTAGGTAGAATTAGTAAGATTGGTATCTGTAATCCACATGCCAGGAGAACCCGCACGCTTTAAAAGTACATAACCGTTTTCTGCGATCACGTTACCTTTAAGTCGTGTGTTACCATTAACATCTAGTTTATACCCAGAGTCAATAAGTGTTCCTACCAATAGATGCCCACTAGAAGGAATAGAAAGACTAGCTGGTAGCGTTACATTACCAGCATCGTCATAACTAACGATGTTAATAAGATTGGATGTCTTTCTTTGGGGGTTCATTACGGATTACTTAAAGATTAAACCAGGGGAAGCAGTGTGATATTCAGCTTGTCAGCTACATACTGATAGGCTGATTCATTACTGTTATCCCAGGCTACATAGTCATTACCTTCCATCAGAACATTACCTTCTGCAATAGAGGTTTCAACAAAAGGTTCTGTAACTGCTACGTTATAGAGTTGGTAGTAAAACTTAGCATAACTTTTAAGATCGTCATACACACTTACTACACTGATCTTGCTGATGGTCATTAACCGACCATTGTACCATACATCAAAAGGTTGGATTGTTCTCATAGTTGTTAATATTCTGTTTCGATATAAATACGGTTAATACCAAGCTGGATCTGGGTAGCTACTGTTAAAGCAGCATTACTAGCCAGAACACCAGCTGTAAGTAAGGTTGTGTTTGTGGGAAGGTTGGTTGTAGCAGTACCAGAAGCCTCGGTACCAGTTGTGATATCCACAATTCTCCAAGTATATTGTGAACTGTTTGGAGCACAGTAGATAAATAGATCATATCCTTTTTTGGATGTGATTGTAAAGCCAGTTGAAGCTTTTGTAGCAGCTGTACCTCTTGTAAGGAACGAGATAGCTCCGTTATCAGCAGCATCCACACAGAATCCTACAGTATTGTTCAAAGCTGAAGGATCTGCAGATACTACAGTGGTAGCAGAGTGCATGCCAGCAAAGAAACGACCACCATTTGTCCATACGTCAAAACCACAACGAGTATAGAAGAAGAAACCACCTTGACCAGCAGCACCACCCCTCATAAACATGGCATCAGTATTTCTTTGACCAAGTACCTGGTTCGTTGTAGTTACCACATTTGCGTACCTACTTCTCTTTGTGGCAGTATAAACGTTGGTAGTTGTAGGAAGGGCTGACGTAAATGTACCAGAACCAGCACCAGCTGTACCAATCCACAAACCAGCTGTTGCACCAGTGGTTGTCCACAGTACAATGTTGTTCTGCCATAAAGCAGATTGTAGAGACATGGCCAGACCAGTATCCCCGAGGATTCTAGCTGTTGCTCTACCAGCAATATACTTAGAGTATTTTACTGTGTTACCAGATGCAGGAACAGAAGGTTCTGTACTCAGACCTTTGATAAGCATCTGACTATTTGTAGCCAGTAATGATAAGATACCATTTGTGTCATCCCAGGTAAAGTTAGCAGATGCTCCCAGGGTACCGGCATTATTATATTGGATCTGGGTATTTGAACCAGCCGGTGAAGCTGTTACAGTAGCCCAAGTATTATCTCCCCTCAGATATGTTGACGCTGAAGGGGTACCTGTAGCTGAAAGGTTTGAGATACCTACAATGGAGTTAGCCAGAGTTGTAGCAATAGCTGTTGTCCCAGATCCTGTTACAGCTCCGGATAATGTGATTGTTTGGTTACCTGTGAGATAAGTGTTTGTATCCAGAGCGAACGTACCAGCAGATGTCATCTTCACAAAGGAAGTTGAGACAAAGGACAGACCTGCTAAAGAAGTCAGGTTTGTGGACAAAGGTTGAGCACCAATAGTGTTATAACTTACTGTAAGAGCACTAGCTCCATTGAAAGTACTACCAGAAGTTCCACCGGTACCACCATTGTTGAATGTAATAGCATTTGTTGTTGTACCACCACTACCAGATGGCGCGGCCCATGTTCCATCTGCACGAAGGAAGTTAGAAGTTCCTCCACCAGAAGCAGGAACCAGACCTTTCAGAGTACTTGTAAAGACATCCAGAAGTGTGGTAGCTTGTGTACCAGTCAATGTTTCCACGTTACCAGTTCCAGCTGTCACCCTACCATGGAATGTACCAGTAGCTACCTGGGCCAACATGGCATTGGTTACCTTATTAGCACCAATGGTTGTTGTGATTGCTGTTGTACCAGTACCGGAAATATCTCCAGAGAGTGTGATAGATTGGTTGGCTGTCAGATAAGTAGAACTATCCAGGCTACCATCACCTTTTACAAACTGACCAGACGTACCAGAAATATAGCTTATAACACCGGCTGTGGATTTTACAATACCAGTTCCTGACAAAGGAGCCTGATAGCTAAGAGCAGGAATATCAGTAGCAACCAGTAACCTAAATCCTGGAGTACCTGCAGAACCATTAGGAGCCGCATATACAAAGTTTGCAGTTTGAGATCCAAATGTGTTGTTTAGATCTGTACCGGTAACAGCTGTGTTACCCGTTACGCGACCCTTTGTATCCAGGGTGATCTTTACAAAGTTGGCACCAGTAGATTGAACTACAGTAGCTAAGGTAGTTGTAATAGCGGTTGACCCTGTACCAGAAACGTCACCAGAAAGAGTGATCGACTGGTTTGCAGTTAGATAGGTTGAGGTATCAAATACCCAGGTATTGGTACCTGTACCAGTGTACTTCAGTAAGCCAGCACTGGCTCCGAGAGCCGGGAGAGCTACCCCTCTAAGACCTGTAACTGTTATTGCGGGTGTCAGAGATGTAGCACCAGATCCACCAGAAGAAGATACATCTCCTGTAGGACTGAATGAGATTGTCTGGTTAGCTGTAAGATAAGTACTCGTGTCTAGAGTCCAGGTATTCAGAGCTGTTTTCTTAGCAAAACCTGTAGTTCCAGCCAGTGCTGCTATGGCACTAAGATCACCATCAAGCGGTTGATATGTTGTGGCAGCAGTAGCTGAAGTCAGATAAGGACTCAAAGCTGAACTGGTAATATATCCAGAGTCATTCGTAAATGAAGATACGTTTGTCGGGGCCCCTGTTAGCTTACTATAGGCCAGGGAAGTAATCCAGGTTGGATCAGCGTACGAACCACTTGTCAGAACATCACCAACACTCCAGGAACGGTTGAGAGATAAATCCAGGGTAGTACCGTTAATAGTCAAAGTTCTGGTTGTCTGTACATATCCGGTAAGGGCTGATGAGGTTATATAACCAGCATCATTTGTAAAACTGGATACGTTTGTGGGTGCTCCAGTCAGTTTACCATAAGCTAATGAAGTGATCCATGCAGGGTTTGCATAAGATCCAGAAGTATAAACTCCATTTGTTACAGTTCCGGCATTTCCACTAATACTGATGCTCCAGGTACCAGAAGCACCTGTACCGGTCAGAGAAGGAATATCAGTACCAATAGCCAGACCAAGATTTGTTCTAGCTGCCAGAGCTGTACTTGCACCAGTACCACCATTTACAATACCAAGTTCTCCAGATACAGCTGCTGACTGATTTAAAGCTACCGCATTCCATTCTACCTGTGTACCGGTAGCATTAACCAGAAGTGATTTATAAGCGGCACCAAGAGTAAGTTTACCCCAGGTATTTAAGGCAGAACCGTATAACAGATCTCCTACTGCTACGGTACTTAAACCAGTACCACCATGAGTAGGATCTACAATTCCAGATAAAGAAAACTCAGTTCCAATAAGTTGTAAAGGAGCCAATGCTGAGTAATCCGGAGATGCACTAAAGAGTGTAAAGTCAATATCACTAACACCAAAGATAATTGGTGTACTGATCGTCATTACATAAGACTCACCAGCACCAGGACTACCTTCTTTCAGATAGAAGTAGTCACCCTGGCCAAGTTTTGATGTACTATTTGGTCCGTATTTATTAGTATCAGTAGAGCGGGTAAGCACCCAGTTAGTAGAACCAGATCCTACGTTTGTTACGGTATAAATACCGTTTTTGTACATAGCAACATCTTGATCAAGTAAAACTCGATCACCCACATTCATTGTAACACCATTGATGACAAGAGCTGCTTGTACACCAGCATTTGTAAGAGTGGCTCCAACACCGGTATTAGCTTTACCACCTAGAGTATATCCAGATCCATTTGTAAGAGTTGTAATCTCAACACCACCATAAGTGGCAGATACTAGAAATGTATTCGGTGTAGGTACATCATGTACAAAGTAGGCAACACCAGTTGTCAGACCATAAGCTGATGTATTGAATGTCACTACATCATCTACAGATAATCCATGGTTTACAGAAGTTGTCAGTGTTGTACCGCCTGAGATTGCAGTTACTGTAAACGTAGTTCCACCATCAGCATAGGTGGCGTTAACAGGACCATGAAGTTCTACACGAACTGCAGGATGAATATCAATACCAGTTGAGGTAGCATTATCTACATACTCTTTTGTAGTAAGTTGTGTAGCGTAAGTAACTGGGGCTGTAGCATACATAGCACCAGTAGATGATACGTTTCCAGTAATTCTGGCTGAACCAACAACCTGGAGTTTGTTTACCGTATCATCAGTAATAGTATTCAGAAGCAGGTTACCTGTTGCTGCTTTCAAGGTCATTTTGATATCAGCAGAAGACAGACCACCTGCAAACAGCACAATATCACTACCAGGAGTACCAGTACCTAAGTAGAGCATAGAAGGCTGAGCTCCTGCCCCACCTCCGGTAAACACATAACCAGAGTTAGCTGGAAAGATTGAATAGGTACTAGAGCTGTAGTTAGAGCTGTTGATACCCATATCAATGAAATAAGAATCTACATCTGATGCATCATTATAAGCTACAAAGTCAGCTGAAGCATCTGAACCAGCATGTAGGTTTTGTACATATACCAACTGATAGTTGTTGGTATTTGATACAAAACTAGCCATGGTATTGATGTACGGGGTATTACTTGTAACACCAGTACCATATACCTGTAGAGTCTTTGCTATGATGTCAGTAGCTGTAAGATCGTGTAAACCAAGATCCAGATCAGAAGTTGCCCCACTATAAGGAACGAATCCTGATACAGCAGCTACAGAAAGTGTAAAGTTTGGATAACTACCAGTGATTGTTACTCCACCTCCATTTGTAAGTGTTACTACCTGATCAGGAGCAGAGTTAGTAATTACACCAGTAGTATTGTTATAGTTAATACCAGTACCAGAAGATAAACCAGTACGAGCTATATAGTTGTTTGGATTACTTAAAGGATAGTAAGTGGCTGCTGCTGTTACAGAAGTCAGATAACTACCAAGAGCAGAAGGTATGACATAGTCTACCCCAGCTGTGGCGGCACTGATAGCAGTACCATTACCTTTCAGTAAGCCATTGATTGTAGTAGATAAAGTGATGGCTGGTGTAGTTGTAGCATTAGCTACAGTTCCTGCAAAACCGTTTGCTGAAACAATAGAAACAGTAGTTACTCCACCTGTAGATACTGATGCCCAGGAAAGAGAAGAGCCATCTGTTGTCAGGAATTTACCTCCATTACCAGTTTGATCAGGAAGAGTTACTTCCATCAGAAGATCTGAGTAGATTACAATATCTACCACATCACCACTATGAACTGGATCAACAAATGTGATACTGTGAGAAGTATTAGAGAACGAAGAGGTATTTATACGAACACCATTGATGAATACATCAAAGTATCCTACAACGAGCGTATGAGTAGTATTAAAAAGAGTCTGACCTTCAATACCACTGAAACTTTCTGTATAACGAGTAGTTGCGGTACCGGAAATAGCAGCTGTGGATATGTTGGAGATACGACCATACTGGTCAACAGTAATAATAGGAACAGCGTTTGTTCCTCCGTAAGTATCTGCAGTTACCCCGGTAGTTGCCAGATCCAGAGTAACATCACCTGTTCCAGGATCAACGCCAGTACTTAAGATTGAAAGATTAGGTCCAACTGATATCTTACTTACATATGCTACGTCAATAGAAGATCCACTCCAACCAGTACCATTCCAGGTAAACAGGTTATTTAGAGTAATATCATAAACAATGAAACCCTTATCACTAAGACCAAGAGTTCCACCAAGAGTGGTTCTATCAGTAGTAGTTAAAGGGTGAACCCGGGCGTTTAACAGCTTGTTTTTGTCCAGGTCTATGTTGTGTAGATATCTTGTTGTATCTAAGGTAGACATTAGGATAAGTATGCTTTACCGGCAACAGCCTGGTTAAAATAGATTTTTAGTGTGTTGTTATCAACCACTTCTATGGTACCTACTATATCGTTTCCATCCTGATCTTCTGTTCTGACGTTTGGCACCATATTCATACCGTGGGTAATCACCCAAACAGTAGCAGGTGTGCTCTGTGTAAATACATAAGAGCTGTTATGATTGATGGTAACAGCCGGGTTAAGATTGATCCTTGTGATACAACCACCACTGTTTACCTCAATAATATTCTGATTACCGTTTCCATATGCAAAACCAACTCCCAAAGTTTGGGGACCTGTTGGTGAACCCGTTTTGTAATAGCCCGGGCCCCAGGCATCTTTTGTAGAATCATATTGTACAAGAGAGTCGTTCCTATAGTTAACTGGTAGGAACGTAGTATAGTTCATATTAGTCTGACACAGTGCATCCTCGTCTTCGTTACTCTGCCAGTCTACCAGCTCTTTTCTCATAGAGATCAGATCCGGATCAGCAAAAGATGTCGTACAAGAACTGATACCATAACGCATCTGCCGAGCCAGTTTGAACACTGAGTCAGCATATTCCTTATAGTACTTATCTTTTTTAGCGAGGAGGGTTCTCATTAGGAGTAGGATTGATTGTTGTGGATACCACTTTTACCAGGCTATTTTCGTATGGAACTATACAGTTACTGCATACTTGTTTTCCATTGGAAGCTGTTCTGATCTGGCAGCCACAGGTGATCTGGGCACCACAGTTACTACATTTTTTCATTTGTTTGGTTTTTATTGGTTCAGCATGCACACTTAGCAGTGTACTTGTTAAGTCTCTTCTGAGCGTAAACAAGCAGCTCCATGCCCTGTTCCGGGTCGTGAGCGTATTCCACCTTGGCTTTAGCTGCATCAATGAAGCTCTTGATCAGTCGAAGCTCGTTGAGCTGTTCCTTTACGTCGGCATCCGGCTCGCATCCACTAAGTTCCAGCTGGGCAAGCAGGTTGTAGTACTTATTGAGAGTCTGTGTTACGCGTAAGTAGTCATACTCTACGAACACATTTGAGTTGGGAGATACAGAGTAGTTGATCTTGTAGATACCATCCGGAATCACTTGAGAGTACTCTCCACAACCGGTACTTTGAAGACCCAAAGCACAGGCATTGAGAACCAGGTTAAAGTGAGGTAAAACCTCTATAACTACAGGCATGTTGAAACCTGGGGAAGTGATCAGCAGTTTTCCGCAGTCCACAGTCAGGCCCTCAGCATAGTAGCTGGTATCAAAAAGGCGTAAAACCTTGATATTATTGGTATCTGGCAGCTCTAAACTTAGCTGATGTTTGCTTGCCATAGGGTATAAACTTTAGAGAGTTATATGTATAATGTGTACAGGTTCTCAATAATAATATACAAAATCTTAAGGACCTATCCAAAAAGAAAAGGGGAAGGTATAGACCTCCCCCTTTATAATGGATCGTGTAAGATTACACAGTTTCCAGACTTACTGAGTTACCAGCAGCAGTGCAGGATGCAGTGATGAAGGTAGTCAGGTCTGTGGTTGTTGTTCCAGTCGGAACGTGTACAACCAGCAGGTACTGATCGTTGTCGAAGGTACCGGTCGGGTTGTTGAACCGAGGTACGTTGTGCAGGATCAGCACGCGGTCGTAGAGGGCACTACGTGTTACGGTAGCCAGAGCCGGATCGGCTTCGATCTCACGCATACGCAGGTGTTCTACGCGGCCGCTATCAGGATAAGCGTTCTGGAGATAACGACCATCCTGGATCAGTTCACGAAGAACTGTTTCGCCAACACCCTGAGCTTGAACAGGAGTCTGGATCTCGGAAACTGCAAAGCAGTTCACGTCACAAGGCTCACCGTTGTCCATGGTGAAGGAAGGATACAGGAACAGGGGCTCCAGGTCGTACTTATCAGTTACTGTAAAGGTACAGTTACCGAAAGTAGTGTCTACATAAGCCACTGTCAGGGCCAGGTGGCTTACAACGTCAGTCCAGTTAGAAGTAACCGGAGTGTAACCTGCAGTTGTGATCGGAGCGAATACCTGAGCGTTTACATTTGTAGAGCTTGTAGCTTTTGCACTCAGAACGATGTTTGTGTTGCTACCACCGGCAGAACCAGCAGCACCAACGCTTACAACAGTAGTGTTACCAGGAAGACCTGCCGCAACTACTTTGTAACCAGCAACGAACTTAGTACGATCAGCATCAGCTACAACGATTGTAGCACTACCAGAAGTAGGATCAATTGCTACAGAAGCTTGAGTTTGGTTCCAAACTTTAGCTTGCACAAAGTCCTTCAGCAGCGGGTAGCTGTTGATCTGGTCTGCCCACTGAAGCAGCACAACGTTCTGATCTACAGGGTTTCCAGAAGCATCACAGCAACCTGTGAAGGCATCCAGAGTACGGTAGATATTGTGGCTCAGGAAACGCAGAGCAGGGGATCCTTTGATGTCCAGACGAAGACGGTAAGTCTTGTTACACTCGATAGTGCAGCTGGAAGGATCTACGGTAACGATTTGGTTTACCGGGCTTTTAGCAGACACCTTGATAAGGCGGCTGATGTACTTGGGGTTGATTACTTTAGACTTTACAGACTCTTTGTAACCACCGTGAACGGGGCCAATCTTGTCTGAAGTGAAGTAAGAACCCTGAGCCAGGATAAACGGGGTAGCTTGAGCTGTAGTACCCAGAGCTGCATAAGTCTTGGCATCGAAGAAACCAAGCTTACCTGCAGTCAGGTCAGCTGTAGTACCAGCATTTGCAAGAGCGATTGCGTTGGTCTCAGGGACCGGCAGGAAGCTCTTTCTAAAGGCATGAGGGAAATACATAGGGCTTTAAAGATTAGGGGTTAATAAATAAAAAAGTTATTTTAAGAACAGCAGTTTATACTTGATGCTGTTTATGGTTGACTTTACATTGTCCAGTTCATTCACGATCTCACTATATGGCATCTGACTTTGAAGACTAGTGATCATCTCTTTGATCTCTCTGAGGTAAGCAACAGCTTCCTGCACTGAGTTCAGAGGTCTTGGAGCTGAATCTTGATAATCCAGAAGCTTCTCAGAAGCTCCTTGAAAACCTTCTGCCAGATCATCAGCATGACCCGGGAGAGCGTCGTACAGCTCGTTCAGAGCTTTGTGGCCGGCAAAGGATCCAACACCAGTTATCTTCAAGTGAAGCTTGTGAAAGCTGGTTCTCGCGTTCATAAGCTCAGTAACACAAGAGGCGGTCGTTGATTCCAGTGAAGAACCTGGTCTGGGTAATTTTGTCATGATTAGCTATTTCTTTGTCCGTTTTGAGTTTCTCTCTGATACTGGTTCATGCTCTCTATGTCACCGGCAAGGATAGCAGCCGCTTCATCTATAAGGATCTCAGTCACGTCATCTTTAAACTCACAGGTCACATCTGTTTGAGATACATTACCGGTTGCAGGATCTACACAGTTTCTGAACTGCACCACACGTGGTTTTCTGTAGTAAACCAGATCAACCTGGGTAACTGAAAACTTACCGTTTGTATATACTCTCACAGTGTTTCCAACAAGAGTGCTCAGTGTTTCGGCCCAGTCAAAACTGGGTGCCTTGGTTTCAGTTGTAAGCAGGATACCTATGTTGGCTTCCTCTGCTTCATAGACCGTCATCCGTCTTGCAGGACAACAGTCATTCTTGGCCATTGCGTCTACCCGTACATAGTACAGGTAGTTATCCGGTAAATCACTTTCTACGTAGAGATCTTTATTTCTCACAGTCATCTTCTCAGCGGTCGTCATCAGAACTCTCAGATCATCTGTCAGACCGGTCGACTGTTCTGTACCCTCTCTACGAGTATTGAGACCGTAGATCTGTCTCCTAGTCCACTCAAGTTGGGCTTTGTTAAACGCCTCCTGAACCATCCAACATTCGATGTTATCATAGTCCATAGAAGCCAGCTTGTTAAGCCGCTGCTTGATCTTGATCTGTAAGAGAGCGTTTGTCATAGTTTTTACTGGTTCCAGTATTTTTCGACCGCTTTAGTCAGATCAATCAGGATCTCTTCGTTCAGCGGGTTTCTTAAAAACTCAGCTACATCTGTAGGAGTTCTGCCCATCATGGTACCAGTTTTCATATGGTAGATGAAGCCATCTGCTTTGGGAGAGATGAACTTGAAGTAGCCGGCATCTTTTACGATAGCCCGGATCTTCAGGCTCTCCATATCCAGGTTAGCTGCATCCAGGAAACGCTGGGCTGTCTTACGCTTATCTTTATCTACCAGATCACCGTTGATGAACTTATCCATGTTGTCATAGATAATATCGTTCGGTGTAGTCTTCTTATACTGTGCACTGTTCGGGTCAAGAACTTTAGCTACATACATGAGCTTGTTCTGATTCTTGTCATAGAGCTTCTGCAGTTCGGCCAGGGCCTTGTTGCGGATCTTCTTAACTTCTGTCTTGATAGAAGCTGTTTCTTCCAGCTTATCCAGATAGAACTTAGGAGGTACCGGCATTCTGCGGGCTTCTTCCAGGCTACGAGCAATGATTGAGAAACCACCTGCTTCGATAGCGTAGAGTCTGATCAGATCATAAGGATCTTTGTCAGGTTCCAGATAAACTGGTTCATTACCACAACGGATCTTGATCTTATCCCAGAACTCGTCATTATTAGGCTTCAGCAGTTTTACTTTGTTCCAGAACTCGGGATCATCTGCAGAGACCACATTGGCTGCAAGACTCTTCTCCAGTTCTGCCACGATTGTCCGAATCTGTTTGATCTTTGCTTCCTGGTCTTCCGGAGAAAGACTCTTAACTTCCGGAGCAAATTCGTTAAGCCCTGTTACGTATCTTTTAATACCGTTGATCTCCAGACAAGAGATCGGTTCTTCGTAAAAGGCCCCGTCAAAAAGACTCAGTCCGTATTTCTCAAGACCCATGTTGGATACCATGGGATCGAAGTAGGGACGGATAGCAATAGAGCTACGTTTGTTCTGCGGATAAGCCTCCACAATAGTTACGCTCATGATTTGGTTTTTTGGTTTTTATAATAAGCAACCTGATATCAGGTATGTCTTAATCTTGGTACCTGGGAAGAGTTACGAGCTCTTCGTGGACGCATCCCCAGGCTACTAAACAGGTTTTCCTCCTGTAAACTCCTTTCACGATCATGACTTCGTTACTCATCCCGTCATTGAGGGACCGGTAAAAACCGGGAGGGGGTACTAAATGACTCAAAGTGGTGCGGGTGTTTTCCGGTAAACCGGTGGCCATTAATCCCGTTCTGAGTACTGTTCTTTTTTAACTTAGCAGCCTTTCTTGCCGCCTTTCTTACCGCCTTTACCTTTCATGGTGTTTGGTTTTGAGCTAACTACCCGGGGAGATTGCTCCCCCCGGGGATAGCAGGTTTATAGGATTGGATTAGAAAGAACCACCAGTGATCGGGTTCCTCATCACGATCTTCAGCACTTTTGTCGGGTCTTTTACCCAGATTGCCGGCATGGTCTGAGTCATGAACACGCGGTAACCGTTGAAGTTACCAGAGCTTTGGAAGCCTTGTGTACGACCCATGTAGTCCATAGTACCGTTCTGGTAGAACCACTTCAGTTGATTGTCCCAAGACAGCTTCAGAAGGAAGATGTTGTCGTTGGTGTTATCAGTGATGTCGAAGATGATGAAGTTGTAGCTAGACAGCGGGAAACCGTCGATGATCGGGTTCTCGATGTCATTTGTGTGTACGTTGTCGAACGCAGGGTTCAGGACAAACTTCACGTTAGCTAAGAACGGAATAACGTACTGAGTGTAAGCGAAACCGAAGTTCAGGTCCATACCCTTACCAGTGATAGCTCCGATTTCAGAAGCGTTGATCACCAGACCAGAGTTGATAGCCTCACGTTTGATGGCTTCGTTTACCAGGCGCATACCACCCATACCGGTCTGAACGATAAGCTGACGCTTAGGATCCGGACCTTGGAACTCAACCTTACCGTTGAAGAAGTTGAAGATCTCACTCTTGAACAGATCCAGGTTGAAGGAACCTTTGTTGTAGATGCGTTTGAAGCTGTTATCCAGCTGTTTCCACAGACCCACAGAAAGGCGGATATCGTCCGGACCGTCTTGCTTAACCTTACCACCTTGACCCCACATTAGGTAAGTCTCGATGTCGTTAGCAATCTTAGTCAGGTGAGCAGCTTCCAGGGTTGTAAGGAAGGAGCGAGACAGTTGACCAGATTGATAAGCTTTCTTCACGTAGTCCTTACCCATCTTGGCAGCCATGTCTTCCAGGTTGGTAATAGAAGGATCTACAGTCTTATCGAAGTTTCTCCACAGCTCGATTACCGGTACAGTACCGTCGGCTTTCATACCACCTTTCAGCATCAGGTCAGCGCGACTGGAGATGCTGTAGTGTACGTGAGCTTCTGCACCACCAACGTAGTTGTAGAACTCACGGAAACCTGCAGACACATTACCGATATCAGAGAAACGTTCACCGTACTCACCGCGGGCAGAACCCTTACGGAATACTTTGGTACCAACACGCAGGTACTTGTTATCCAGGTACTTAGCGTTGTCGTTGTTTACCAGTTGCACAGTGTAGATGAAACCATCACCAGCAGGGATGATATCATCTTGAGTGATATACATCTCAACACCGTTGTACTTGTCGTAGGTGATGATATCACCATGACCAAAGGAACGTTTGTTGATCTTGATCTTGAAGGTCTGGCCGTCAACACCTTTTGTAGTGTTTGAAGACTCAATATCCTCCACGATGTAAGGAAGGTCCTGGGCTACAGGTACCTGCCACTTATACTCACCTCTGGAGTTATCTACAGAGATAACATTCTTACCACCGAAAGAGGACATCTGGTACAGAGGCATTTCTACCTTTTGTGCCATAGCCCACAGGTCAACAGGTCCGAGATCAGTCGGCTCTGCTGATTTCAGCAGGTTAGAGAGGTGGTATGAGTCTACGTGTGAGCTAGTTTGATAGCTGGTATCCCGTAGAAATATACCATTGTTTAAAACAGGGGTTGCCATAGGGCATCGGATTTAAGGGTTATTGTAAAAGTTACCTTTTGAATATGTTAGTAGGTCTTGCGATCTTTCTTGAACTTGGTTCGTCATCATCCTGTTGAGAAGCAGCAGTCTTACGTGATTGTTCAGTTTTCAGAAGACGAACTGTTTGTTCTATTTTTTGGTTCCCGCCTTGTTTCTGAAGCTGACCACGGTATCCTTCAGGATCACTCAGCAGCCACAGAGCTTCTGCGATAAGGCTGTAGTTGGGTTCTACGAACTGGTATTTCTCGAGCAGGTGACCCAGCAGGTTTGTCTGGCGTCCACTGATAGAGGGGTAATTAGGCTGGGTTAAACCGGAGTATAGTTGAGCCTGGGTTTTCTTGTCCAGTTTCAGACCGTTGATCTCTGCCGGCCGAAGGGCTTCAAACACGTTTTGTTGGTAAGCCTGAGCAGCCTGTTTCTGTTGTTCTTTCCGGGCCTCCTGTTCAGCAAGCTGATTCTGCACGATTTCTTCCTGCATCTGGTCAAGCTTCGGCTTGAACTGTTTGGCTTTCTTTTCCAGAACACCCAGATCTTTCCAGGTAGTAAGCTCTTCTTCAATCTCTTCTGCAGTACCAAACTTGGTAGCTTGCAGGTAGTTCCGGATGATCACCTCCTGGTCATTGTCTTTGGTAGGATCCAGTTCACGAACCTCTTCTACCTGAGCCAGGGCTTTGAACAGTCCTTTGATGTCTTGTCCACCATCTGCTACATACTTTGCAGCATACTGGAGTTCTTGAGGAAGGCTATCAAAAAACTCTTGAGGTGTTTTAGCAGCCACCTCCTGCTTCATATTGTCTACGTTAGCTTGCCACAGCTCATCAATATCTTTTTCAGAAAGAGAGCCCAGATATTCGTCCAGTGTTTGTTTTGATTCATCATAGTCATCAAAGGCAAACATCTCTTTGGACTCAATCCTTTTCTTCAGGAATCCTACGAGTGCGTTCTTATCGGTCTTAGGACGACCACCTTTTTTCTGTTCACCTTCCTGGTTCTCGTCGATCTCGTCAAGAAATTCTGTAGACGTTTCACGGGAAACTGCACCTTTAGAAGTATCAGTTTTCTCCACTTTCTTTTCAGGATCGTCTTCAACCTCTTCTTCATCTTCTTTATCCAGAAAGCTCATGTCAGCTGTCTTGGTAGTAAAGATGCTCGGTTTAGCCTTGTTGGGGTCACCGGTTGGAGTAATAATACTATCAGCTCCAGGGGCAGCTCCAAAGATCTCATTCAGATCGACGTCCACTTGTTGTACAGAAGTTTGTACAGCGGGTTGGTTTTCCATAACTTAACTTGGTTTTTTGTTGTATTCTTCTACAATAAAAATATACAACTTTAAACCTTATCAAGTTACTTTTTGTAGAACTTAGGGGGCTGATGTCCGTATAATAGGGCTATAGTTCTTAACTCTTTTTGGATTTAGGCTTCTCTCCTACTACCGGATTCTGAAGTTTTGTCTTTTCTATCTGAAGTCTTTTATCAGCAATCTCTTTATTGGCTTGAATCTTCTCACGTTCCAGGTTCATCTTTTGCTGGTTACTCATGTTCTTGTTAACCTCCTGCTCACGCTTGAAGTTCATCTGCTCACGATAGTTATCCTGCTCCTGGATCTTTTCCAGGGCATCCTGATAATCACTCTGAGCGTTCTGGTTAAGATCTACAGCAGCCCCGTAGCCGGCAGAACGGATCTCAGCTACAGTGATGTCCTTCTTGATCATCTTATCGTCACGATTAGCCATAAACTCGCGTTCTGCAGCCTTATCACGTTCCTGAGAAGCAATCAGTTGCTGCTGCAGTTCTTGTTGATGCTGCTGATCAGCCAGTCTGATGGCGTTAGTCTTCTCTTCAGAAGTCTTCAGGGCATGGTTGATCTCAGCCAGAGAGTCAGCCTTGATGATGTTACCCAGATCATAGATGGAAGCACCGGCTGTATTGTTGTTCAGAGCCAGCTGTTTAAGCTGCTCCATGATGTTCCGGGAGTTTACCCTGGTAGTACAGAAGATGTTCAGATCGCGTAAAAGAAGACTTGTACCATTAATCTGGAAGTTGACCTTCTCATCGGACTGAGTAATGTACTGAAGACGGATAGAGGGCTTCTTAGAATGGTAGTACTGGGCCAGGTCGGTCCTCATCTGGTGAACCCGCGGCATTAGGTAGTCAGAGTGCTGAGTAAACAGGTGTTCTGTCTGAGCATAGGAGGCTGATTGAGCCATCTCAAGACCTTTTGCAGAATCCTGTACTCCAAGCTGCTGACCCATCCGCTGGGGGTTCAGACCAATGACCTCAAAGGCCTGGTTCTTAAAGTAGGTAGCCAGGTTAATACGGGAAAGCAGACGGTTTGTCTGTTCCAGGTTTAGTACCTGGTAGTGTTGGAAGGAAAGGGCGTTCTCAGTGTTTGTAATCGTACTGTCCAGGGGCAGCATCTGGAAGTTCTTCATAGCCACATAGGCTTTGGCCAGATTATTTTTACCCCAGTCTTCTCCCATAGAGTGACGAGGTAAAGCGTTCTGGTCCAAAAGAATAACCGTACCAAGCTCATCTACAAGGATGTCAGCTATCTGGTTATTCACTATGTTGTAGCCTATCTGGTATGGCTTCATCAGATCGACCAGTGAAATACTGCGGGTGTTACGATCACCGAATACAGCACCTTCCACTGGGAGTTTGCAGCCATAGAGAGTACTATCTCCTTTAAACTGGAAAGGAATAGGGCCCGGTTTACCACCGTTCAGTCCGAGATAGATCGGATTGATACCACCAGGGTTATTCATACCCCAGAAACTTGGCCTATTAGGACCAATCTTGATACCACCATAGGTCTCGTTAATCCAGATCCAGTCAATATGTTCACCAAAGATCAGGTTGTCCTTACTCTTCTGTTTGTATAATGCAGTGTTATAGAGAGGTTTATCTGTAACTTTGTAGGTCTCATCTACAATATCCTGAATAAGTTCTCCTTCTTCAGTGATCTTGGTAAGGTGTCCTACCTTCCGCTGACTTTTCCAGTAAGCAGTGGTTACCCTTAAAAGGTGCTGCTTTCCGAAGTCCTGAGTATCTTCTGAGTCGGCCAGGATCCACTCTACAATGTCCCCGGTACCAAACTTAGTATCATAGAGACTCATGAACTGACGGTAAGCCAGGGAGGGCATCTGAGTATTCCACTCATGAGATCTTGTAGGATCATAGTAGGTACCATCATTCTGATATCCTTGTACAGCATAGCCGGCAGATCTTACCGGATAGATAGTCTCGATGGCTTCCAGTTGCTCCTGGGTCATCATCCAGCCATACTTGTCAATGATATCAGCAGCACTGGCCAGGTCAATCTTACCTACCCAGGAACCCTGGGAAATATACCTGGTATCCGGTGATTTATGGTAGAAAGTCAGTAGAGGATTCCATAACTCAATTTCATAGTCATCCTCCATCATCCGGAAGTGCCAGAACTCACGGTCGGTGATCAACATGTCACGGAAACCGCGTTCTTCCAGCTCATCCATACGGAAACGTTCCTCATCAACGCGTTTTTGGTGAGCAGCCCACTCTTCGATCATACTACGATAATCCTTCTTGAAAAAACCCTCAATCTCCGGGAGCTTCTTGAGGTTATCTGGTTGCATGGCGGTTTGAGCCTCCTCACTGTCCAGTTCAAGGCCTTGGGACATCATCTGAAGCGTCATCTTACGTTGAGCGTTTTGAAGTAAAACCTGCTCGATCTGAGCACGTTTCTCTTCAAGCATCTCGTTGTAAGATAGGTCATCTACCGCCCGGAACATGATCTTTGAGGTTCTCTGGGCAAACTCGTTACACAGAACGTTGATTACGTTCGGAATGATCGGATAAAACTTGAGCTCTAACGCTGATGAGTCCTCTTTGGTAAGAGTTTCGATTAGGTCAGCCATCTCGTTGTCTTCCTCAACTATGTAGTCAGATTTATCAATAATCCCTTTGGCCAGCTTGTAGTTCTTCATGAGTCTGCGAGCATTACGTCTCAGCATCTTCATACCCTGCCACTCGAGCCAGTCAAGGTTCCATGCACGCCACTCATCATCCTTTTCCTTTGCAGGAAGGAACTGGATAGGTTGGGTCAGAGTACCCATCTTGTTGTACTCAACCTTCTTTCCGGCTTTTAGGTCAAGGGCGTTATATATTTGCATGGTTCTTAGTTATTTGTATACAGAGAGGGTGTAGGATGATCAGACCCCTGAGCTGTTAGTGAGCTTAAAGCTTGAACATTGTTACTATACAGAATACCACTATCTCTGGGCTGCCAGGGAGCAGTTGTAGGAGTATTCCACGGATGATTAGGAGCAGCCGTACCTGGTATATTGATCGGCAGAAGAGGTTTGATACCCAGTGATTCTTCTTCTTTTAACAGCAGAATAGCTTCTTCCAGAGTAAGGGAGCTTTCTTTGATCAAACGAGAAAGTATAGCTACTTTCTGGGAATGTAATGTACTGTTTTCCATTATCTTAGGTTTTTAAAGGGTGTTCTGGGTGGTGTCATACTTTTGGAACCCCCTTCTGATGACCCAATATGTCTAAAAGGTCTCCAATTTAATTTACTGATTTTTTGGGAGTTCTCCAACTTTTGTTCCACTCGTTCTACACGTTTGGTGTATCCACGGTTGGCTTGTTGAACCTTGGCAAAGGCTATGAGTGCACAGAAAGATACCAGACGGTCCACGTTGAGTCCATCATAGTAAGCTTTCATCTCTTTGAGCAGCATTGGATCCGGAATACGTTCCACGCCGTAGGTTGTCCTTACAATGGTCCCGTCTTCCTTTGTTTCGTGGTCCAGTTCTTCCTTGGTAAACTCGATACCGTAGCTTAGGATGTTACCCTTGAATAGGGTCCCTACGTTTTTCCAACCATATTCCTGGAAGACGTTTCGGTTGGCTCCCAGGTCCTTCAGAAACAGAATCATGTCTTTTGGCACCAGGTACCGCTGTTTCTTTTTAGAGATCATGTACTGGATAAATAAGGCCACGTTATTCTCCACAACTGTCCAAGCATTATACCACTCGATCATCAACTCTAGGCGTTCATGAGTTTTGTTGATGTCATCAAAACGTCCACACCAGCTAGCCACGATCTTATCCCGCTCTATGGTGTTCTCTACTTTACCATCACCATAGTCCTTAATGACTTCAACCGGGTTTTTATAGATGTAGATCGAGCATAGGGAATCTGAGGTTGTAGTCTTACCTTCTCCTACCGGGTCGACAGACGCGTAGTACATTCCAAAAGGAGGGTCTTTAACCGGTCGTTCGTAGATACAGATGACCCCTTCTTTGTTTTCCATCTTCTTTGGTACAGGAAACTCCATGATCGGAGTCTTCCTGGAGGGAGAGTCAATGATCTTCCCTTCAGCATTTCTGGAGAGCTCTAGGTATTCAACAGGGTACTCTTTATCAGCGATCCGTCGTTCTTGTTGTGCAACTAGGTGTGCAGGGAATACGCTTACTTTACGCGTATCAAACGCTTCCTCGATGTTTCTGGGGTGCTGAGAAAGCTCTAGCTGGTAAGCTTGAGGGGTAAGATCTCGTTTGGCCTTCTCAAAGTACTTATCCAGGGCCTCTAAGGCTTTTTCTACCAGAGAGTTTCCAAATTCATCCATGTATGGAGGCATGGACCACTGTTCTGGTATAAAGAGCCCGGTTACTCTGATTGTACCATTCTTGTCTACAAGATTGGACTCTACACCATAGAACCCGTTTTCTTCCGGATGCATAATGTATTCTTTCATGGGTTCACACTGATCCAGGTCACCCACGGAACCAGCAGCTATGAACTGACCGGTAATGATATGACCAGACTTCAGGGCCGGCTTGATATAACCATAGGTCAGGTCCATCTTGGGTGCGATACCGCCCTCTTCATGGAAGAAATAAGTTACCGGTCCACCAACGCCATTTGTAGGATCCTTTTCAAAAGAGTAACCAGCAATGGTACTCTTAAGACCCTTATAGGTATCACGGCCATTTATACGTACTTTGATCTGCTGGTTCCAGGCAAATACCTTATCAGGTTCGGCCGGTCGGTACCAGGCAGTATGCTCGTTCAAGAAGTTTTTGTATTCATCCAGGAACTTCCAGGAGCCTTTCTCGTTTATATAGTCTTTCAGTGAGGCACCGATCTTACAGATACTACCGGATTCAAACCAGTAAGTATTGATCAGTTTTGCCATATGAAAGTAAGAAGAAGCTATCTGACGCTTCTTTAGGATGATAGCATGTTTGTAGTTCAGCTCAGCCAGATGTTCATACAAGGCCATATGATACTGGGCATCACGAACCTTGGCAAAGTCAAACTTCTTTTCTTCCTTGTCATAGATAGGAAGAAAGTTGAGCCACATGTAGTAGTCCCTGGTTATATACCAGGTCTTTGACTTGTTCTTTACAATGATGCCGTTTCTGCACTTATTCTTCTGGTCATCCCAGTAGGTCATGAAGTCTTTGCTCTTCAGTGGAGCATTGCAGTAGTAACCCTGGGTCTGAAACTTACGAGCCTCAGCATTAAAGATCCTGGTTACTTCATCAAACTCATACTTGCCTGGTTCTTTGAATAGAAAGAACAAGAAATCCCGGAACTCCTCCCGGGTATTAAAAGTGGTTACGAACCAGTTACCGTTTTCGTAGGTAGGGACTTGTTTAAAGGGGGTCATCTTTACTTCAGTTTGCTCAGATAGTCAGGGTCTTTTTCAACCTTGGCTATAAGCGTCTGCAGTGTAGTGATGCTAGATGATCTAATCACGCGTGGGTGGTTAAAGTCACTCCAATACTCATTGTAACAGTCCCTGGGAATAGCTGCCCAGCTACCGGTCAAGTAGTTAAAGTGAAATACCCAATCATACAGATGCTCGTTCTGAGTTGTGGTTTCTTTTGCCATAGTCTTAGGTTTTTAGCTGTAAGGGGACGGGTCGAACGTCCACGCAGAGATTCAGTATTGGAACGGCATATACGCTTGCAAGCATTAGTGGTCAACCCTTACCGTATACCTATTTCTTTATCTGCACCCACGAGACGAGTGGGCGTGTCTGCCAGTTTCACCACCTTACATTATTGATCGTACGCTAGGTTTTGTCCTCCGCGTACTGTGGAACTTTGTTCTTCTTTCAGATCTCGGTAAACTCCTTTGAAAGACTGACGTACCTGGTCAAATCGTTCAGCTATACGTAACAGAGCAGTAGCAGATCCATCACGGCCGGCAGTAGGTTTCTCGTTAGCCATGAAAGTGGCCATGTTATCAAGTGCTACCTTGATACCGTGATATGCCCTGTATGTAGGAGTTTCATAAAGCTTCCTGCATCTGAATAAACCTTCTTTGATAAGATCATCATCAGTAGAAAAGTCGGCATCAACCTCCTGTAAGATCATCTCTTCCTTATCTTGTTCGGGTACATCAAAGAAGGGATTAAGATCCGGGTTAGGACAGGTCATATAGAACAAGTACGCATAGATCTTTAAGTGATCATCCGGATACTTGTCCATGATGTCTTTCAAAAACTTCAGTGTGTAACAGTGTTCGGTAGCTGTTACTTTTCCATTCTGTATATCAAATAGTCTTACCATGGGTGTTTTTACGCATCTTCCTGCGTGTGGGTTTATTGGATCTTACTTTTTCAAAATACTTTCCTATAGCATCTTTGAAGTCGTCTAGCTTAAATTGTTTGTTATACGCCTGCTTGTTTCCTTCTTTCAACTGTTCATACAAGCCTTTATACCGGTTATCCAGCTCCTTTGCAATCATCTTTAGTCCTGTTGGACCTGTCATGATGCGTATTTGTCTTTCCATGTTTTCTTCTTCTGTTTTTCTTCTTCCTGGGTTCCGTTGTGATTCCGTTACTGACATCAAGAAGTATAAAACTGTAACTCTCTAAAGGATCTTTCATGACTTAGGTTTGAGTTTATCTCTGTTATCTTCTAACCAGTGCATAAGAGAGATCACCTCTGCCTTAAGATAAGGAAGCTCATACTGGACAACATCTTTTACAATCGGATCTCCATTTGTATCCAGGGCAGTAATGGGGTTACCATACTTATCCTCTCCTACTGTATCAAAAAGTATATGGTGGATGATCAGCTTACCTGGCTTTAACCTGGGATTATGTTTCAGGATCATATACATGTACAGAGAGAGCTGTAGATTATAATGATTCAGATTACAGTCATCCAGATGTCCTACTGGTGTCTGCATCTTTTGAGTGATACCTTCCCAGTTAGTATAGCCTTCTGTCTTGATCTCCTTATTTGTTTTGTAGTCTGTGATATGCACGACACCATTTACCACCTCGACCAGGTCAGACTGTCCACATAGACCGGCAGACTTCAGATAAACCAAGTGTTCAGGATACACACCATCCTTAAGTTTTTGTTCCGGGGAATATTTGATACCCTCTATCTCCACTGGTTTTATGATAGGGACTGATACACCATGGCGTTCTATTGTTTCCAGTTCACAGAGATCTCGTTCACGACAGTTATGGTACCAGGTACCTAGTGTAGTAGCACGGTTGGCTTCAGATCTCCAGGCTTCTTTGATAGCCTCTGGAGTCATACCATACCATTTGCTTTTCTTGTTTTTGGAGCTTTTAAGAGCTATTGCATCAGCATCAAAGGGTTGTTTGAAGTTGGATATGAAACTGGTTACGGAAACCCAGTCCCGTTTATCTTCGTCCTTTATACTTGTGTACTTGTGATCTTGGGGTGTGAATCTTAGTATCATAGGTAAATCCGATTTGGTTTTTAACTGGTCGGCACTCAAGTACGTTGAGTATTTCATCGACCGAGTGGTAAGTAGCATAGAACTGGGCAGAGTATTTATCAAATACCACCGACCTGGTTTTTGCTATCTTATGTTTAGAAGTCACATACTCCTCAATACTCACGATCCCCTCTTTTCTTACCCACTTCTTTACCCGTAGCTGTTTAACCAGCTTTTGTTTCTTCACTGGAAAAAGATCACCCTCAGGCATTTTTTCAAACTCGATCTTTTCCTTGTAGACAGAGTGTATGACTTCTAGCTGTATGCTTTCGTTAGTGTGAACAACAGGCATCAATAGCCGATTTTTTCTTTGAGTTTATCTTCTTCCTCTTCTGTAAGTTCAGCCTCCCACTTTTTTAGCGGACATGCTGATGAAAGACTTCTGGTCTTGAAATCCAGGGAGCATCCACAGCCTCCTTTTGTTGAGTCACAACAGGGATAAGTTCCCGGTACAACACAACCTTCAGAGTTATAGGTAAGAAGCTCACACTGCCGGCAGATTTGCATGCGTTCGTGAGCTATGTGTTCGACGTCTTCACGCTTGAACACGCTGTTCATTACTCCCTCAAGTATCTGACCCTTGTTCTTCCAGATCCTGATCAGGCTCTCCTTTAGTAACATAACTGGTCTTTTTGTGTAGTTTAATAAACTCTGCTCGTTGGTTTTCTTCCTCAATGATCTTCTTAAGACTCTTCAGATCATAAAGTGTCTCTGCAGTTTTGAACCTAGCCGTTATCTGCTGCAGACCTTTTAGTCTATTGGACTCTTCAAACTGTTCAAGCCTCATTATTTTTTCATCCAGTTTCCAGTGCTTTACTACGAAGTCACCGAGATTAGTGACATGTACGCGTGAGTGTTTCAAACCGGATAAAGCTTTCCGAACCTCCCTCCAGTAGTGATTGATGATGACCATTGCCACATCGGGTGAGATGTCTACTTCCGTAGCTACCTGGGGAACCAGGTCTTTAGCTTTGATTGGTCTCAACGCTTAGGAATTTATAGTCAAGCAGAATGTTACCTTTTGCATGGATCTTCAGTTCAGGGTTCAGATAGATCTTCTTCTTATTCTTACCCTCTTTCTTGATAAGGTTTTTCTTTTCTGCCTTTGTTAAACAGTTACGTACAGACTGAGTGGATGAAAAGATTGCACTCTTTGAAGCATTGTTACAAAACTGGGTAAGCTCTTGCTCCCCACTTATTGCAAGCATGGTAAGACAGTTCAGATCAGCCTCACTTACAGATATCTTGGTCAGGTAACAATGAGTCATCAGCTGGTACTTTACAATGTCCCAGAGATTCATTCTTACTCTTTTATCAACCTGGTTTACTAGTGCCATGTTACAAATCCATTTTAAAAAACATGTAGTCTTCTCCTGTACCTCCCCAGTTTACATGCAGAACTACTGGTGTAGCTCCAAGGTTCTCGAAGATGTGCCAGCTCTTTCCTTTCCTGGCCTCTCCAGTTACATGCTTAAACCCAAACTCTTTAGCCCATTCCAGACCGGCTCTGACTATTTTGTAACCAAGACCTTTTCCTTGAAAGGCCGGGAGTACAGTGAAACTGTCAATGTGAGCCACGTTATCACTCTCCCAGCTAAAAAGGATCTCAGCTACTATTTCAGATCGGTCAACAAGCCAGATACCCTGAAACTTGTCTTCCTGGGTAAGCATGTACAACTTGTACTTATCATCCCATCGAAGCTCTTTGGGATGCTCGCGTTCAAACTTGAAAGTCTCTTTGTAGTCTTTGAGTTTGTACAGGATCTTCATATTACTTTTTCAGTGTTCGTTCTTTTTTCTGCTCCTGCTCATTAGGGATGATCACTTCCTCACCAACGGTTAATCCCATCTCAGCCAGTTCCGGATTGTTATCCAGATCTTCCTGGGTAATCTTATGAGGAGTTCCTCCCTGATAAGGATCCGGATCTGGTTTAGGGTTCGTGATCTGGGCAATAAAAGTCAACGCTTTTAGCTCCTCGGCCCTGGACACAGCTAAACGTGTGTTCAGATCCTGGAGCTCAACCTGGACTTTTTTTACTTCGATCTGTTCTTGGAAAAACTTGAGGATTTCCTCCCTGGTAGGGGCAGTCTTTTCCTCGGTGGGAGTTACATTGTCCTTAGACATAGGGCGTGGGTTTTTTAGGTGTTTAGAAATTCGGGCTATCATCTGACTCTACCCCATGGTAGGCCAGAAACTTATGTTCAAACTCTTCAAACGGAGTGTCAATGATCAGATGGTCGTCGTTCTTCATGAACAATGTGGTACATCCGCATGTCATCTCACCCTCATCATCTGAGGTAAGCTTAATACTTCTTACATCTTCCAAGAGAAACACAAAGTCCAGCCATTTACCTTTGTCGGTAATGTTCATGTCCTCAGCTTCTTTTGGATCCATGGAGTAGCAATGAAGCCTACACTTATGAAGCTTTAGAGTTTTCATTAGAGTACGGATTTGTTTTTCTTAGAAACATGGTACTGGTTATACCGCATATACTTGCTCTGGTTGGAGGCCTTGAGGATCTGGGTTGCCAGGGCACGTTCGGCTTCACCATCCCGGACATCTACTACGGGAACGTAGATCTTCTGTCCGTACTTATTTACAGTCTCTCTGAAATAGGATAACTGGGTTTGATCGTCTAATGATTGGTTTTCCATAGTGTAATAAGTTAAGGTTACAGTATAATATACTTAATAAGTTTAAACTCTACAAATTTATCTTGTAGAACTTATAAAAAGTACACAAACTTATACACTATGTGTGGATATGTAAGCGTTGAGGAAGTACAAAGAAAGCCGGTTACTTGGAGAGATGCAAGTACCCGGGCCCTAAATATCTTAGAGAGGTTAGGTGGTAACTAGGCAGAAAGCTGTTCCTTTTCTAATAAGACAATGATGTCTTCTGGGAGATTGTGCTTCTTATGATGCTTGTAGAAATAGTTCACCAGGGCTTTGTGGTAGACCTCCTGGGCATGCGTGAGAGGTTTGGTATCCTCATGAAGTTCATAGGTAACTTTTACCGGTATGGTCTGGTACTGCTTTCGTACAACCAGCTCATATTCTTCCAGATCTTTTAAGGTCTCACTGAGGACTTTGACAGATATATCCGGGAGCTTGCGTTTGAGTTCAGAGAATCTCATGGGGCCCTGGCGTAGGTGCCAGATAACTACTGCTCTCCACTTTTTGCCCCACATCTCGGAGGCTAGGTTCATCAGGTAAGCTGCTAACATATGATTACAACACAATAAACAAAACTCAGCAGTAGTAGTTGTCTTTAGAGTGGACTATTTCTCACTGAGGTAAGTAGATTACTAAGGGGTAATACTTAGTAAAATTAATCAGTGTCAGCTTATATACAACTGATTCTTATCAGTTTCCTCCCCTGGGTACGATCCAGGAACTGCAGGGCCAAAACCTGCCGTGATACCAGTTTCACCAAAAGGAAATAGTGGGTGTAAGGACGGTACCGACCCGTCTTCCCCAGGTCCACAACCTGGTGCATCACCTTAATGCTTCAAACACCATAAGAGCCTTCTACCGGAACCGACCCGGTAAGTCCTGTTTACAAGACAGGCAGTTTTCCAGTTAGCTTAAGAAGGCCTGTGTGGTACAGAGTGGTTACGATCCACTTCCCCCGGTTTTTCAGACCGGTGCTTCTACCAAGTTAGCTTCTGCACCAAGTAGGACTTTGTCAAAGCCGGCCACTCCTGCACAAAGAGGAGACCAGCTTGATCAGGTGTCCTGAAACCTTTGAGGTGGGTGGGAAACTCGAAGCCCCGTATGACTGTTTTGCGGACAGTTGCCTTACCATCTTGGCGAACCCACCATGTTGTCTAGCTGATCTGGATCGAACAGACGTAATCTTGCTCCCAAAGCAAGTGCCTTACCGCTAGGCTACAGCTAGAAAAAGAAAACCCCCAAACCGTTTTACCAGTCTGGGGGTTAGTATTTTGATTTTGTACTTCTTAACTCGTTGCTATGATCACTGTACATACACCAACACAACTACCCCCGCAGACCGGACAAGGTTGCGTAAACTGGGTAAACTGTGTATGGGTAGTAATCTTCTTCATCTACAATACAAAGATACTACTTTTTGTAGAACTACCAAAATCTTTTTGCACGGGCCCAGGGAAACGATCCCTGTCCATCCGAGGTTTTGGAGACCTGGTGCATACCATTATGCTGGCCCATGTATGTGGGAAGTGAGTGAGTCGAACACCCCGAGTCCGTAGACAGCTGGTTTACAATCAGCCCCGCTACCACTTACGGTATAACTTCCCCTATTTCGCATATCCAGTCAGTAGTCTTTCCGTCAAAAGCTATCAACCAGAGTATGCCGTTCATATTAACGATGTACATGCAGAGAGCAGAGTAGTCGAAACCCACCCCGGTTAAGGAGCCCACTGTTTAGCAAACAGGTCTGACCACCTAGTCAGTTTACTCTCTAGATGCGGAAGGCAGAGGAACCGACCCCCATGCCCGTGTAAGGGGCAGCCTAGTTTTCAAGACTAGTCGCCACTCCAATGTAGCTGCATTACCTTCCATGTAGTACCGGTGGAGGGGGATGATCCCACACGATCCTTTCGGATCACAAGATTTTAAGTCTTGCGTGTCTGCCTATTTCACCACACCGGCAGTTGTCTGGACTCTCACCATAGCAGTCAGGGATTTCAGGTCCCCAGGTGTGCATTCAATTCGTCCCACCTTCTGACATCGTACCTCTGACAGGCCTCGAACCTGCACCCGTTTCCGGACTAGATCCTAAGTCTAGCGTGTCTCCCAAGTTTCACCACAGAGGTATAAAAACCAAAATCCCGACCAGGAAAACCTAATCGGGATTGGAAACTTTTTCAGTAACTACATACCTCACCCGATTGGTTTATGCAACCAATACAGACTGAGTGAGGATAGAGTAAACTGCTTCATAAAAATTTGGTGGATGGTCACCCCACTTGTTTTAATCTAAACAAGAAATCATCGGTCGGTTACGTTAACTTCTCAGCTTGAACGCCTGTCGTGTGACCTTTCAGCTTTCACGCCTGTTAAGAGGCTTTACCGACCATCACAATACAAATATACAACTCTTTTGGAGTTCTACAAAATATTTTTGTGGAGACTCTGGAACTTGAATCCAGCTGATATCCTGCTTGCAAGGCAGGTGTCCACTCCTGGCAGACCCAGTCCCCATGCTGTACTCTCGGGTGGTAACGATCCACCTACCTTCTCCGTATCAGGGAGCTACTCTACCATTGAGCTACGAGAGTATAAGTTGATCCGGGTGGGTACGATCCACCGACCTTGACGTTATGAGCGTCCTGCTACTACCACTGAGCTACGGATCAGTATGCGGTCCGTACCGGGATCAAACCGGTCATCTCTGGCGTGACAAGCCAGCGTCTTCATCGTGCAGACCCACGGACCAAATAGTACCCCCACCGGAGATCGAATCCGGTTCTTCACCGTGAAAGGGTGGCGTCCTGTACCTTCTAGACGATAGGGGCAAATTGGAGGCTTAGGACTCCATCATCCTCCTTGAGATCCCGGCGTCCTTCTACTTTTTATAGTACGGATCTCTTTTACGAGCAGCATCTCGGGGTCGATCCGAGTTCTCCGGTTTGGAAGACCGGCACATCAGCCCTAATGCTTATGCTGCATGAAAGAACAGAGCTCCAGGGGAATCTCACCCGTCTGTCCGGAACAGACCTCACTGCCTTTTACTATGTACGGTATTTACTCGTACACAACAGCTACCTGAAGATGATCTTGGTTGCGGGGCCGGGATTTGAACCCGGGAAACACGGCTTATGAGACCGGTCGGCCACCTGGCTCCCCACAATAAAACTGCGGACTCTCCGGGGAACGATCCTGGAACCTTCACCTTAACAGGGTGCCGCTCTACCAGTTGAGCTAAGAGTCCGTATACTTAGAAGGATTCCAACCTTCACTTTCAGTTTAGAAGACTGACGTGCTAAGCATTACACCATAAGTACATATCTGGAAGACCCGGAGGTAGTCGAAACCCCATCATCACGTTCGTAGCGTGATATCCTTCCATTGAACGACGGGTCCTTGTTAAGACCGTCTTCGGTAATATGTACTGTAGTGTGTCATGTCTTCTGTCTGGTAGCTCCTATCCGGGTCGAACGGATGCATTCTCGGTATGTAACACCGAAGCTCTACCACCTGAGCTAAGGAGCTATTTGAAGCTCATTATTGAGCTTGAATGAGCTGAATATTGAGCTTAATCGGCTCATATATCTTGTTCCCCCGTCCGGTAACGATCCGGACCCCACGGATTAAAAGTCCGTTGCCTACACCTGTTTGCTACGAGGGAAAATAAAAAACCCCGGTAGCTGGTGCTCCGGGGTTCTTGTTATCTTAAACTTACTTCTAGTTATCCTAGATCAGTACAGACAAATGAACCCACGGAGCGTACCTTCTCATCCGCTCTGCGTTCCATAATGCCTATATTGACTGTAAGTAACATTTGCTGTGTAATAGTTTTATGTAGATCTCTGACCTACAATACAAATATACGTTAGTTCTACAACATGACCAAATTTATTTCATCGTTTTTCCTGAGAAAAGTTTGTCGAGTTCTCGTACAGCAATGTTGTACGCTATCTGTTGAGCTTTCATTTGATCTGTCATTGAGTTATCCAGATCTGGTTTCAGTTCCTCTTCGTTTATAGGATCTATACCTACAATATAAGGTGGAGCTTCAGACTTATTCCGGATAGTCTTCTTTACCTGCTTACGACGGTTATAGTGTTTCCGAGGAAGTGGAATCTTCCAACTCCACTCATCTTGTAACCCGATCACTATGCTCTTCTTACCTTTCCCAGGTCCGTCAAACGCCGGGTTGTGTTCTACTTCTATCTTCATGCTTCCTCATTTTTCTGCGGGTACGTTTTTTATCTTTGATTATAGTCTTTGCCGGGCCCCACATCAGATAGGTTTCAACTGCTCTTTTCCATGCTTGTTCTCTTTCCTGTTCTTCCTCAGTCATCAAGCGTATAGCACCGGATCTGTCTTTAAGCATGAGTACCTTGTTACTCATTTCTGACCCTTTTTGGTATTGGAGCCCGGGTAAGCCTCGTTGAGTACTATCATCTTCTTAAGCTCATCTCTGTGTACCCACTGTACCTTACCCACCGCGGCATAGTACTTCCAGGCCATCTCATCCTGGGGGAGATCACCATTCTTATACAGCTCGACCACACAAGCCAGGTCTGTATAGACTACTTCACTCATTGGGATTAAGTTTTAAAAGTCGATCCGGATCAAATCCCCTGGTGGCAAATGCCTTGAACGTCTCAGCGTACTTGGGGGTCTCAGTTCTCTGAGGCATACCGTAGGTCTCCCCAGCCTGTACACAGAGAGCTGCTATCTTTCGTAGAAACTCCATGGTATACTGGTGTGGTACCGATCCCTTATACCATGCCTCTAATGCTTTGTTCAGGTTATACTGAATTGCAGTGATGGTATCTCCAACATGCAGGTCCTGGATCATATCCGGCCTGGTCGGGTCAGCTATCATCTTTTCCTGGAAGTCACGCTCGGTGTCAATCACCTTATAGACTTCTTCTCTGGTCATAACGGTCGGTTTTTGGTAGACCGGTTCAAGATCCTGATAGGTTGTATTCATAACTAAGCTGTTTTAAAAGTGAGGGGGCTTTTACACCCCCTTGGGCTAAGGCAGGTCTGTCAAGTTTCATGAGTTCTCTACAAATATAAGAAACCAGACTCCAGTTCTCCAAATATTTCTACAAGTTTCCTTGAGCTCATTTTTGAGCCCTAGAACATAGTAATAAGGAATACATGGTATGTTATAGAGCTCAGATTTGAGCTCAAGGAAAGTTGGACCCAGTTCTCCAAGATACCCCCCGGTACTATCGTAGTTTTACGATACCCCCCCGGGTAGTTTTACTAACCTCGGGTACCGGTATGGTTTGTAGGAGAGGATGGGGGTACCTCTCCCTGATCAACCCCCGCCACCCTCCAAAGAACTCCGTACCCCCCTCAAATCCAGTGTTAACTTTTAAAAAAACTCTATATGGAGAAGAATCAAACACCGCTGAACAGCATCGCGCTGACTACCTTCAAACAACTGAACGGTATTGACAAGATTTCCGTAAACAAGGGTGACGGACGCATGTTTGCGGACACCGTTGCGGGACGCCTCTACTTCGCGGAGAAGGTGGACCTGAATAAACCCCTGTTCGTGGCCAAGGGTCAGTACGACAGTTACTGGGTATTCAACCAGAACGTGAAACAGGTGGCAGAGCTTTAAGCTCTCCCTGTTCACGCAGTACAAAGAGAGCCGTGGCTTTACGTTACGGTTCTCTTCTACATCTCAAGTCCACCATTCTTTTCACCATTTAACGTTACTGTTCTATGAAACACGTACGAACACTCCGCTTTCAGTGTTACCAGCTCTTTGTATCCTGGTACACTAAGATCAGCCAAAGGTTTCACGACCTCAGACTCTGCAACATCAAGACACGTTGGCAGGACCATTGTGTTGTTGTAGTGGTAACTTACTGAGTTTTCCTCTGTAAGATGCTGATTACGAACTGATTGTGGGTGTATGACTGAGTGATAGTTATACACCCACTTCTTTCCTCATACTCTTCATCCACAGTCAACCTGAATACGGTCGGGCGTGGATCAAATAGCTATAGGCACGGGTGTTCCCTGCCGTATGCAAAACACAACAAACCCAAGTGGCACAGGGGGTAACTCTCTGCAGGGAGATATAGTAGATGTCTGTAACAAGCTCTATGGTCACACTAGGCATATTGGTAATTATTCTTGGTAAGCCGGTATATGCCACCGGCTCCAAAAAAACGCTAGAGACCAACGCCGGCACAGTGGACTGGACTACTGGAGGGGATGTGAAGAACCAGATATTAGCTGACTCCCTGACGTGCTGGTGTTGTTATCTCTACTACACAACTACTGTCTCTTATGTATCAATGCGTCACAACCTGGTTCCCAAGGCTAGGCAGTTGTAATAGGCTCAAGACTTTTAAGTCTGTAAGTAGTGGAAACAGTTAGGTTCAAATCCTACATATTACAACTGAACGCAGAGGGATATGATACCTGATTTCTCCACCGTTCTAAAACCTACGCTATATGCCACAGGATCCTTCATTACCGTTTACTATCATTTCAATGTATCCGTCTGTTGAACACCCTGGTAAGGTGGCTGTCCTTGTACAGTACAAAGATGGTATACAGAAAGTCTTATACCTGACCGACAAGCCTGTCTATGGTATTCAGGTAGAACAATAAAACCGACCCGGATATGAAACTTGAGACAAAGAGAAAGCTGTTATTCAGGCTCACTGAAGCCTGGCAGCAGTCCTTCCCGGGACAGTATGGTTACTTCCGGGTGTTTACGCGTCCACCGATTAGGTATTCTCCACGATACAGGGGAGTAAGGGACACTAAACGCAGAGTTACCGTACAGATCGTACACAGGATGGACACAACAGATAATGCTGTGTACCAGAGCCTGAAACAATTCACCAAACCTTTTAATCAGGACTTCCCACACCTGCACTGGCAGTGGTGGTAGTCTGCAAATCAACCCGTTATGAAATACTTCACTCTCATCTACGGTATTGTGGTATTCCTTCTGGCCACTGTTCTTCTGATCATGGTACCTCAGCGTGTACCTCATATGAACGCAGGTCAGTGGACCATGCTTCTTATGATCTGTATACTGGGATACTTCTCAGCCGGCCTGTGTTTCTGGGTGTATACCCAGACCAGGAAAGATCCGGTCATGGAAGACTATGCCAGACTGGGTCATTGATCGTCTTTCCCAATGCACATATTCTCATGTGGTAACATGTCGTACGGCAACGACTATAACAAGTAATAAGGAGTAAGTCACCTCAGATAACATCTCCTACGACGTGAAGCCACACTGATTAACCTGTTATAGAAACAGGCTACTGTATATGTAATGCAGTGAAATAAAGTAATCAGTCTCTTCAAGAGATGAGAAAACAGTTGTAATAAGCTAATACAGGCTGAATAGAGTAAACGTGAAACCTTACGTTACAACTGTTTGTGCAAAGGGATCTCGGCAAGGTGGTGTTAAGCCTTGTGCGTTCAGTGTGGTATATCCATACTGAGGTCACCAGATCTTATTGTTATGTGGGTATTTAACCTTAAGAAATACCAGTTTGACCATATCGCATCTACCATGAGAAAACATGGTCGTGGTTATGAATGGCATACTGGTGATTACACTGCTATCAAGCTTAAGATAGAAGATTGGAAAGAGTTCTTTCCACACTATCTCAACTCCTCTGTGGGAGTATAAACCGTGTTAAGCACAGAGCGTTCACATAGTTAAAGTATACACTTTAAGGCTAAGCTGTATTGTTTAAACCAGCCCAACTATGTGGGATCACCAAATCTTTTTTTATGTATAAGCTCCTTCAATATCACATGATACCCAATCCTGAGTATCTGTTCGGACACGCAGAAATAGCTGGTATGCTGGCCAACAACGATGAAAAGGTAAACACCTGGACTAAATATGTTCTGGAGTGTCAGCGTAGGGGTATTATATACTACAGTGAGGAATGTTACAACCAGTTTATGATCGACTGTAACCGTCTTTAAGATATCCTTCTCTTTAGTGGTACGAGAGAGGTGCTGGGAACAGCCTTAGGTATCGTATATAAATACGCGGACCGGTTTGACTGGTCTGAATAATCGTATATGGTATGGCCACACCAATGTCGGTTGGTAAATCTATATTAGGAAAACATGGGAGACTTGGTTCGACGGCTGGGTCTCCCTACTTTTTAACTCACCCAAACTCACTATATGAAAGTCTTCATCATCTTTCTTTTGTCTTGTATGCTCTTGGCATGCAAGGAACATAGTAAACGTCAAGTACTGTTTCGTGCCAAACAAGTCTGGTCAGATCACATGGGTACAAAAAGAGTGTCTCAGGATGTTTATATCGTGTGGTTTGACAGTGCATACCATGTAGGAGATACTGTGGATGCTGGTCCATGGAATACTTTCAGTTACATACTCTTGGAACGCGTCCGATAACCACGCTCCTTCTTTTTTTTCTTTTTTCCCACGTCCTAAACCTGATAACTCACCTAAAACAAGTTTATGATCGACTTCCAAATCCCGGATCTTACACTGGATATGTGTAAGGCCGGCCGTGTTTCCGAACACCAGTACTATCCCAGACATGTCATCGAACTCCTGGTTGACCAGGAAGGCTACAAACACTGTGGCTGGCTTAATGATGGAATTTTTCCTCCGGCTCTTGATGACTGGATGGAGGTATACCGTAACTACACCGGCTCCTATACGATCATGGTATCCCATGGTTCTAAGATGCTCTACTGCGTAGACATGGGAGACTAAAATAAATGGTGAGCTGGGGTCCGCGAGGGCTCTGGCTCACTTAACTTTTTTGTTCACACCCTAAACCAAATAACACCAGAATGAAAAAGCTTTTGCTTATGGTGTCTATACTGTCATGTCTGGCGGTATCAGCCCAAACCACTTTAACAGTGGAGAGTTACAGGAACCTCTACTCTGTCTTTAATGAAGACGATAAAACCTGGTACAATGTGGAAGACAACTCGGACAATATCGAGATTGTATTATCCAGTGTTACAAACACACTTGCTGTACATGCAAAGAAAGAACTTCTCTTTCATTACTACGGTGAGTCCAAAAAGATCTCCAGTCCACTGGATGATGATGCCGGCTATGACGGCATAGAACGTGGCGTATACTGGTATGCAAACGGATACAAGTTCACCGGTGATCTTCGGGTCATTACGTACAGAAAAGACAAGGCCCACCGGATAGATATATTCTTCCGAAATGCCGCAGATATATACTCTGTATACAGTTACTGGTTCCGAATGTAACCTCAACTCTTTCAAACACAAGTAAATCACCTCAACCTTAAAAACGTAAACAAAATGCGTAAACTTTCATTGTTCTTTGTACTGATTACAGTTACACTGACATCGTTCTCACAGAACGTCGCCTTCAACCCTTTCTATTCTTCTCAGAAATCCAACATGCTTGGAGCTGATGTATACAATGCATCCAACTCTGGTCTGATCCTGGGAGCTGGTTTCTCTTTTGCCCTGCGTACCTATAACGGTACCAGTAAGATCTATGAAGAGAATATCCACATCCTGCAGGATTATCCCATGAGCAGCAAAGATGTGATCTCTGAGTTCTCTTACTACACCAAACAGGTACACGGTATCGTGGGTTACCAGTTCGGTACTGTATCCGTGGCTACTGAATGGGGTATTGCCTGGAGACTGAAATACTGGGCATGTAACAGTCATCTGTCCGGTAATACAGTCATGCTCCCCAACTCCAATCCTTCGGGTGCATACTTCACCTATACCAAGCTTCCTGAAAAGTTCCTGATGGGTGCAACCGTGGCTATTCCTGTAGTTGGAACAACCAGAGTGTACCTGGGATACAATAACGTGGAACAGTTCAAATTCGGAGTATCTCTGCCGATCACACCGATCTTCAGAATGTAATTATCTGATTTCAAATCACCATCTGTATGAGAGTCTTTAAATCTATACCGTTTTGGTCCTGGGTAAGCTTTTGCTTATGCATAAGTACATTCTGGACCTGGGTGTTCTACCGTCTGCACCCTGCATTATGGGTGCCTACAGTTATTTCTTTACTTATGACGCTGATACTTTTCAGAAAAGACAGTCTGGAAAACCAGCGTATTGATAAGAAGTATACTGATCCACCCAGAAAATGTGGACTCATCAAGGACAAAGACGATGGGATCTACTGGGACTACAAGAACTGACACGTTAGGTACCATGGTACTTAGTACGGTCGAATGACATATCTACAACAGGCAGCCGCATCTCCGCCTCTGGGCCGTGTACGGCTGTTTTCTATCTTCTTTTTCTGGTGAACCTGGTCTCGAAAGGGGCTGGGTTCACCTTGTTATCACTGTAAGAATCAGTGACAAAGAGGATAATATAGTATGGCAGCTAAAAAAGCTCAACTCATCATCGTTGGGATGTTGAAGCCACTGGGTAACTTAAGTAACTCCTGGGTACGGTGTACATACTGGTCAACAACTATATTTATTTTCTTGGGGCTTATATCCTTGATTATCCTTGTCTGGACAGTAAAGGCAGGTGTGTACTACTTAAAGAGATTGGTAATCAAGGTAATTAGTGCGTAACATTAAAAACACTACACCATGAAAGGACTAACAAAAAGAGTACGCCATGTACACTATAAAAGAATGTTGGAGTACTTTGAGAAACACATTGAACAAAAAAAGAAGTCTGTGTTTGGTATCCACTGTATGGGTCTTTGCAGGCTTGTATACCTTTCACTACGTCCTCTGTACAAGTGGGAGTCGGACGTTCCTTTTCTGGAGCACTATCCAGAACTTATGGCAAAAAGACCAAAAAGGTATTATGGACCTTTTTGGTGGGATACCAGGATCAAAGATGGAGGACATCTCAAACGTATTCGTGCACTTAAAAAGTGCATAGAGGAAACCAAACGAACCTCATAACTCACAGCTAACTGACCAGGATATCTTCCTGGTTTTTTAATACACCCACAAACCATCCAAAAATGGAAAAACTTTTTATCGACCTTAACGAAGGTTACATTCATCTTACACTCGGTATCTCTGAAGAACGTGCCCGTGAGCTTGGAAAAGCTGTGGCAGAAACAGTTAAAAATGCTCGTCAAAACGGCATCATCACAGATGTTGAGAAAGACGGTCAAAAAGGCGTTAAGATCAGCGGTCCGCGTCTGTTGGAAATCCTGCTGAATGATGTGGCTCAAACTGAACCGGAACGGATCATGTTGATGTCCAAGTTTGAAAGTATGATAAAAGATCTCAGATCTAGCATGGATGATACTTTTGAACAGCTTAAAGATCTGCTGAAACAGATGAAAGAAGCTCAATCTGCTGGTTCGGATGAGTCTACTACTCAGCTGTAAAAACACTCACACCCTGTTACTCATGTGACAGGGTGTTTCTTAAGTACACAACTATTCCTCATACACCCTAAAACCATCCAAGTATGGAAAAGATTAACATCGTCCACGGACCTGACTATCTGCATCTGAACTTCGGTATCACCGACGAACGTGCTGAAAAACTGGGCAAGATCGTCTTTGACGAGATCATAGCCAAAGCTGTCGAGAGAGGCATCATTGCCACCTACAAAGACGAGAACACAGGAGACGAAGGTCTTACTGTTATTGGTAGCAAACTGGCTGAAGCTCTGCTCAATGAGGTTGCTCAGACAACTGCTGAACAGATCTTTCTGTTCGTAAGGTTCGATGACCTCCTGAACAACCTGGGCGCGAAGATCATGGTCATGCAGCAAGAAGCTGATGAACAGGTCGAGTAACTCAAATCATCCTGTTACATACCTCTAAAGTGTGTAACAGGATCTTTAACTCACCAAAAAACATTGTTATGAACGCTAAACATCTGCAAGGTTTGCTGGTTCTGGTAGCATCAGCTACACCCAGAGAAAAACTTCTGGAAGATCTGGAAGAAGCCTGCAAAGAGGCGCGACTGCGGCCTGATAACAAAGAAGCCCAGGCTCTTGTTGCTTTTCATGCTCAACTCATTCTGATCAACATCGGTACGGACGGTAAGTTTGAGAAAGCAGCACAAATGCTGGAACGCATGGATCATATCGACAAGATGAGTGAACTGGTCAAACCTGCTGACAACTAAGACATTTCTTATATGGATGGTTGCCCTGGAGACAATGTTCAAAGGGGCAGCCATTCTTTCTTTACTGAACAACTAAGTTGTATGCCGTAAAGCATGCAGACCCTGAGCAGTAGTATAAACGGCCCTGATACCTGGTACTGGGGCCACTTTTTTATAGTGTAAAATCGTCCTCAACATGAAAAAACTTCTTTTACTACTTGGTTTCCATAGTACTAATGAAGTAGAGGCCCCTACTCCTCGTTCTGAAGTTGTTGAACGCCCCTTTGATGCAAAAGACTATGCATTGTGGTGTAAGCAGTTTAACGTATCCAGGATGAGTAACCGTAACGGTCAGTTCACTGTTCGGATTGGAGAAACTGAAAAGGTTGTAGAACTTGACAGCAACCTCAACATTTCTTAACTTTACTTTTTTGTAGAACTATGGTATTCCAAAACATCAAGCTTAACCATGAAGTAGATGACTTCAAGGAAGCACTCGGCCTTACAAAAAGTCTGATGAATGTCTGCAGGGAAAGGATCTTCTTCTCCCACTTTGCCAACAACTTGATGGCCATTGAGTTATATGACTCAAAGGATGCAGCACCTAATGACCTGACCACCATATCTGGTGACCTTCAGCGTTGTCTGAAGATGATAACAGATCCTCTGGAGTATGAAGCTACACTTCTGTTCTTTTCACACTACCACGAGATAGCAATCCATGCTTTCAAGTATTGGAAGCTTGAGCATGCAAAAGATTTGACTGTAGAACAGAAACTCAAACTCTCCATTCTGAAGCTGACTTTAGAAGCAGCCAAGAAGAAGGTAGAGCGTGAGAACAAAGAAAACGTCCTTTTACTCAGCGACCTGGTACAACGCATAGATGTAGTAGTTAAATCTAACTATAACTTCAGTAAGTACATGAAAATCATAGGCATTCCCTATGACGATGGTACTTCCCAGGTGGACGACATGCTGAAAGACCTCTTTAAAGATGGTGACTAAGTTACCAGTCCAAACTTTTTTTGTTTACACTTTGTAGAACTAAGAAAAACGTCTACATTTGTTCTACATCTTTAAAGTTTACATGTTACATGAAAAAGAATCCCCGGTTGTCCGGTGGGTTTGGAATGGTATCCAAGACAGTAATGTCAGATCCAGAACTCTCCATGAGAGAGAAGGGTCTGTATGCTTACCTGGCTACATATGCTGATAGTGTAACAAACGAGCTGACAGTAAGTGTAAACAGGATGTGTGCTGAGCTTGGTATTACCCAGGCCACCGTTAAAAGATCTTTGAGTTTACTTGAGAAGAAAGGTATCATAACCAGAGTTGACAAACGTGCATGCACTGTAAGAACTACAGTGCTTTTAAAATAACTAGGTACCAGGTCGAGGGAATGTTTGCTCACGTAATGGGTAAATCCTTCTATGCATAGGTTTATGCTGTTATTGGAACAGATACCCCTCGATCCTAGTACCAAACTTTTTGTTGACTGATCACTAGAGCCATACAAACTCTGTAGAGGGCAGATCGAGCTGGTTCATGTAAAGAAGATGCTAACCTTACACTGGCTGTAAGAAGATGCAGATTTCTTGCAGGTAGGTTGAAACACTTGCCACATGTTCAAGTGCTCTCTGTTTGCAGCAGAAGCGGTCTCCTCATAAGAGACTTATGTCCTGGAGATAGCCCCAACAAAGCCAAGTCTGATCCTGGTGGGTGTTGCTTTGAAACATGCTCCAAGGGTACGCCGTGCTACAGAGAATGCGTAGACAACACCACCCAGGATAGACTTAAAAACAGTACAGTATGAAACATTCTAAAGTCGTAGGCCAGATCTACGAAACAACCAATTATGAAATGTTCAAAAAACGCAGTGACAACCGTCAGCTGAAAGAACACATCGTAAAAGAAAGAATGGAAAGCATCAAGCAGATTGGCCAACAAGATGCTATCAAGGTTTCTAAAGACTTTATGGTAGACGACGGCCAACATCGGTTGGAAGCTTGCAGAAGGCTTCAAAAACCGGTAAAATATACTTTCCAGGAAGAGCCGCTCAGTACTCACGAGCTGGCCACCTTGCAGACACAATCTTCCCGGTGGAAGGTTGAAGACCACGCTCAATCTTTCCTGTCAAAAGGAATTGAAGACTACAGACTTTATAACCTGTTTGTAAAACTCTATCCTGAGTTCAACCACAGTGTTGCGTTAGTTCTTCTGACCAATACGATCAGCAGAAACCGTCACACTGAAGAACAATTCAAGATCGGAACATTCAAAGTGAAAAGCTATACGAAAGCCGTTAAGCTGGCAGATCAGCTTAGAAAAATAGGTGAGTACTATGAAGGCTATGTTCGTAATGGATTTATCCAGGCATTTCTGACTTTGGCTGAACATCCGGACTTTGAGTTCAACCGGTTACTCCGGAAGATTCCTAAGCGTAGGAAAGAACTGATGGACTTCTCTAAAGCAGAGGATTACATCCAAACACTGGAACATATGTACAACTGGAAAGAAACCAAGAAAGTACAGTTTACATAATCCAGCTTCAACAACTTTTAAAACCTCAATCGTCTATGCGTAAACTAATCTTAGAGATCCTGGTAGCACTGGTAACACTTTGTGTGACTGTTAATGCGGTGTACTACCTGGGAGATATCCTCTCCGGAAAAATCAACTTCCTCATCATGTTTGTGGTACTGTTTGCTCTCGGAGTTTGTGTCATAGCATCAGTTTACGTTCTGATGAGAGTGGTTAAAACCTATTCTCAAACTGTAAAAAAACAAAGTAAGTCATGATTTTCCTCATCACCCTCATCTTGTCACTCGGCCTTTTAGGTCTGATGTTCGGGATCTTCAATTTCAACAACTACGTTAAAGTAGTCAAAAAAGAAGTAAACTACGGTAGCAGAACCCAAACTATTGAAGAAGAACAAGTCAACGTTGCTCAGATCATTAAGACAGCAGCCGTTGTTCTCTTCTGTATCATCGCATCTGCTGTAAATCCTCTTTCCCTGCAGCGTATTGACGCCGGTAATGTGGGTCTTAAGATCGACAAAGTCGGTAACATGAAAGGTATCCCTACCGCTATCCCGGTAAAGGGTTGGGTATTCTATAATGACTGGACTACAGACATCGTAGAGTATTCTATCCGCCAGGGTCACGTACAGTATGAAGCATTCGATGTAACTACCAAAGGTGGTTTCAACATCAAGGTAAACCCGAGCTTCAACTTTGCCCTGAAACCTGAGAAAGCCGCGGACGTCTATATCAACCTGCTGAAAGGTGGAAGCTTCTCCAGTCTTACTGATAACTGGATCAAGACAGCTACCAACATCGCCATGAATAATGCTACGAATAAGTATACCATTGACAGCATCTTCAACAACCGGGAACACTATCAACAGGATATCATCAAAGAGCTCAACAAAGAAATGAGTGCTTACTTTACTGTGTCCCAGATCAATCCTGGTGTTGTCCCGCCTCCGGAACTGGCTAACGTAATCAAGCAGAAAACTGAAACTATTCAGAAAGCACAACAGGCTGAGCTTGACCGTATTACAGCTGAGAACGAAGCTCTTACAAAGATCGCTACGGCTCGTGGTGACTCAGCTCAGGCTGTGATCCAGGCTGCAGGTAGGGCCGAAGCTATCAAGCGTGAACAACAGACTCTTACACCCTTATACATCGAGTATATCAAAACTCAGAAGTGGAACGGTGATGTACCCAGTACTGTGTTAGGTAACTCCAACGGGTTCATGATCAACCTCAATAACAAGTAACAAAGAGCCGGGTAAAACCGGCTCCCTTCATATCACCCTAAAAAATACTACTGCTATGTGGTTTAACAGCAAGCCCCAAGACAGTGTCCTGGAACTCCAGGATCGTTCTAAAAACGTGGTGGACGTGTTTACAAGAACCGTTGAAGATCTGAAACAGATTAACCACGATATCCAGAATCTTTCTGAGAAGAAAGAACAAGAAAAAGCCAAGTTGGAAGGTGAACTGGCTACCCTGGATGGCCAGAAGGTTTCCAACAACAAAGTCATCGAGAAGATCAACAAGATCTTTGAGTAACCCAAACTAAAAGCATGGAAAAAAGACGTGTAGGAGCAATCCTCTCCTCTTCAGAAAACGAAGTTCGGTTTCTGGGATATGGATGGTACGTCGGTGATCACGTACCTGAATACAAAGAAGGTGCAGGTATGAGAAACTTGATGAGTAAGATGGATATGACCAACCCCAAAATCGAATTGGACAACGGTACCGTTGTATACGGCTGTGAATGCTGGTGGGGTCCGGAAGAAAAGATCAAAGAGCATATGGAAGGTCGTAATGTAGTTGAAGTAAGCATCGAAGAACTCTTCGGTCCTGAACCTGCAGCACAACCTGAATGATCTGATACTGAGAGCTAGTAAGTAATCTATGGGGAAGTCCGTCGAACAGTTTTTCACTTAGTACCGTCCCCGTGTGATAATAGGCGTAGCCGGTCTGGGAACCGTGCATAAACCCAGTAGATCCACTCGAAGTAGTGTGAAAGCTATCCTCAGTATAGACCTTGGCTTGGAACACTTGTGCCAGTAAACAGGTGTACTCAGGGAGTAGCTCAGATAGGAGAGCATCCGGGCGACCCCCGGAAGGTCGGTGGTGCAAGTCCACCCTTCCTAACTAAACCAAAGAAACCTATGAGTTACGCCATTAAACTTTTATTCTTTTTAGGTAGTTGTATTCTTGCATTTGTAGCCGGTAGGCTTACAAGCAGTCTGTCTTACCACTGGAGTCAAGTGGATGGGCCGAATCAGGCCGTTATAGTTTCACCCAATGACAGTACCACACAAGTCAACGGTTTGGTACAGGGTGTCTATCATTTTGAGTTAGCAGTTACCGACCCTCAAGGAGCTACAGGACGGGATACCATGATGGTTACCGTACTTCCTGGAGTTCTTCCTATCAAACTGGTTTACTTCAAAGCGTACCCGCTGGCTGATGTAAACATGATCAAGTGGAAAACATCTGAAGAGATAAACATAAAAGAGTTTATCCTGGAATCCTCTACAGACGGTGTTCATTTTTACGGTCTCTATCATACGTTTGCTATCGGAGCTACACCAACCTCTCCTTCTGAGTATGACTATGAACATAAGTTCCCAGGAAGAGAGCAGTATTACAGACTTAAGTCTATTGAGACATCTGGTACTTATACATACAGTGATGTTGTAAAAGTAACCAGATCTATTTCGACATCTATTTGGTCAAACAACCCTGTTACATCGACTCTTAATGTTACCATAAACGTAGATAATGCTACTACAGCTAACTTCTACATTTATGATGCTACCGGAAGAAGAATGGCATTCTATACGTACAATCTAAGTCCTGGTAAGAACAGTTTCAGTTATCATACTGGTCAGTATGCTTCTGGTCTGTATATCATTAAAGTTGACGTAGGAGGTATTATCTCAACCAAAAAATTCGTCAAACAATGAACCCTCATGCTTTAATAACCTTTATCGTTTGTATAGGAGGTTTTCTTTGGCTTGTTACATCCAGTACTATCGTTGTTCTATGCAAGCCACAGCTTCCCAAGCTTTGGTGGTATAAAAACTGGTTACTTATTGTACAGGTACTCTGTGCTTTTATACTACTTCTGATGGGACTTCAGAAAGCTTCTCAAGATGTTGGATTCAAAGAAGACAAACCTCAATACGAACAAATCAATGAACCTTTATACAGATTAAAACAGTAAAACGAAACACACATGAAAAAGCTCTTCTTTATCCTTTGTCTGACAGTAGGATCTCTTATGGCAAACGCCCAACACGTTACTGTTGAACCCCACGTTGTAGTGGAACCGCATGTAACCCCTGTTGAACACGTTACTCCGGTCACAGAACATGCTGTACCGGTAGAACATTTCACGCCCAGTCATCCATATTCAGCATCCGAAGAATACCACCCGGTATATAATGGTGGTGTCTGGTTTGCCCTGATCCATAACCACCAGACCGGTAATACCGATACTGTAAAGGCATCCTCTAAGAATGAACTGGATAAGATGATCCAGGATAAAACGGTAGATGAAGATGAAGGACGTACCGGAGCAATGCTCTTGGTACTGGTTATTCTTTTATTTGTTCTTGGTCTGTTCTTTTTATAACCACCATATGAAAAAACAAATCATTGTTACGATCCCGGATAATCCGGATTATAGAGTTGTAGCCGACTTTGGTACTTTCAACAATGTGATTGAAGACGTCTGGTTCTTTGTACTTCAAAAACGAGAGTATCGGAAAAAGTGGGGGTTCTTTGGTAAACCTCAACCACGATGGATCGAAGTAGATTCCAGATGGACGTCTGACGATTTTACAACGTCTTCAAAAGTATACAAATATGCTTTTGAACTCTATGATTTACTCGTAGGGAAACGTCTCAACAGAGCCCGTAACGCACAGGAGATAGAACGTTCACTATAAACTTCTTAATACCTGCTGAAAGCAAAACAACTGAAACCAAGTATCCGCCGGTAGTAGCGGTTTAAACAGTGAGTACACTTACCTTGGTTAATTCAGAACCCCTACCAAGAGGGAGTTGTTTGTGGACAGATACTCTGATAAGTAAAGCCTCTTGGACTCAAACTCCAACGTAACGTAAGGATAAAGTATTCACACACTTGGAGTGACAGGTATTAACTTCTAAAACCCTTAACAAGCATATGGCTACTAAAAAGAAAGCTGCTAAAAAGAAAGCAGCGTACAAACCACTGAACCCTACGTTCTTTAAACAGGTTACAGTATCGGAGCTTGACTGGTCAAAAGTTCCTGTTGGTACAAAAGTGACAGCAAAAGTAGACCGAACAATCATTACTGGAAGGATCTACAAAGAAGATAAAGAGATTTTGATCTGTCACAATAACAGAAACAAAGACTGCTATACAGAAGGTTTATTAGGATATAAATACTCTGTTAACATTGGAACCGGTTCTCCTGTTGATCTTAAACACAACGAAGTTCAGATCCTGGAACTTGAACGTGATCCTAACTGGGTAGCACCAGTTCAGATCTTTATTGACGGGGATGCTATCATCTTCGGAAAAGGTAAGATCAGAGTGGGATGTACCACCGTTAAAAACGAAGTTGTCAGAGAGATAGCAAAGAATCTCGTTGACTAATAAGCTTGTAAAGTATGTAGTCTTCCAGTGACATGAGGACGGTAAGATGTATCGGTTAATAACCAGAGTCTTACGAGTAAGTCACCTTTACATGATCAGGCTAAACATTGAAGCCTTTGTACGCTGCTCGACGACATTTGTAACGTGAGTCAGACTGCATAAAGATAACAACCCTGAATGAACAGGGTGTAGATAACCTTAAAGCAATAAGAGGTGAGAAAAGTACCTTGAGGGTCTAAGAACGATGGACACTTTTATAGTGCACCAGTTTCCCGCCAGAGTAAGGACGGAGGGACTAAGACTATATCTTTCAAAATCTATGGAGTAATCCTGTACGTGTTGTTCCCTTGAGAAAGGAAGGGTTACGTGGATGAGCGTGGTTAAGAGCCTACCCCCAACAACACGAATGAGTTTTCAGCAAGTAGTTATGAGGAGGAGATTAAGATTCTCTATCAGGTACAGAAGCCAAAGCGGAGTGCTCTGTTAGGTAAATGGGATGCTTGAGTAAGCCGTTATATTAAAGCATCGGTAATAACTACACGACCCTACTCTTATAGAAGACTGAGGCTTGATAAGAGCCCATCCTCACTGAAATATGACCAGACCTCTTTTACATGACCAAGTTTGTAGAAGAAGGGTACTGTAAGGAGTCATTACTATAAGACAAGAGGGTGCTAGTGATTTACAAGGAACAATGACGCATTACGGCCTGGGTCTTTACCCGGGCCTCTTTTTCTTAATCCAAAAAACCAGAAACATGAGTCAAAAGGAAGACTTGAGTATAGCCGGATCAGGTAGTCCAATCTCACTTAAAAAGTTCTTACTAAAACATCCTGATGCCAAACCTCTGACTGTCTTGGTTGACGGTACAGGGTTAGGTATAGCTAAGGATGATTCAGGTACAATATACATCACTCGTGAAGATTGTGCCCAACAAGCCCTGTACTACTGTAAAGAAGTATTTGATGGAGTAAGAGTTCCTGCTTACCTATTCAGGTACCTGAACTACATGATGTTTGATGACGAGCGTTGGAATGACGATAAACAAGTAGCCCAGGCTTTCATTGACGGTACAGTAAACGATCAGTCAGAAGAGTACCTCCGGGTCAAAAACTTCTTGACCTATGCAGAACACAATCCAGAAGGATTACAGGTCATAGGTCTTATTCAGCTTATTGGAGGTAGTCTGAACATGGCTCGTAAACGTAACTCAGGTATCCGGATCTATCTTGAACACCCTGAGACAGCCTTGCATCCAAAAAGACAATCACGTTTTATAAGCTTGTTTTACAAGCTTCAAAAAGATTATGGTTATGAGGAGGTTCAACCAGCGCATGACGTGGATGGTGACCAAGACTAGTAACCATAGTCTTTTTTAACAAATCTAAAACCCCTTTACATACAATGAAAAAGATCATCTTTTCAATCTTAACAGCAGTAGTACTGCTGAGTGCATGTGAAACATCTGAAGGTATCAAAGCTGGTACCTTACAGAAAGTAAGTCATAAGACCTTCCCCTGCTCCTACTATGTAGCGGAGTTTGCATTTGAAGGTGGCCGGGCATCTGGTTCTAACGACTCAAAAGCTTACGCGAACACCCAGGAAGTGGAAATCACTAAAGAAGCTTTTGACAGCCTCCAGAACCTGGTAGGAAGCCGTGTACGGTTCTCCTACAAAGACGAAGGTTTCAAGGCGTGTGCTCCGAATAAAAAACTGGAGACACTGGCTGTCATTAAATGATCAAACCGGTTGGGTAGCACAAACACAGAAACTGTCCAAATGTTGTACAACTCTGTATGAACATCTGAGCCAAGTAGTGCGTCGGTGTCCAAAGCCGAAGATGATGGGGTAGGTCCATCCCTGGCCACACGTTCCGAAACATGACAACGGATAGTACCATCCTGTATGATGAGAAGCAGAGTGATGTCTGTATGGATAAGTGACAACTTCTTTGAAAGTTGTGGGCCGACAGCCTGAGATCTGTGATCTTAAAAGTCTAGTCCTAACTCACCTAGAAAAAACAGCAGGGAGGGGATAACCCTCTGTGAGGACAGCCACGGTACTTGCAAGCTGGATAAATTAGAGTACCACACGGGCTTATTAGTTCAGTGGCAGAACACCGGGTCCGATGAGGCGGCTTTTATTAAGGTTATTGCAACCCCAAAAGAAAACCGAAACCCCGGGAGGTCACCAGTTCAAATCTGGTATAAGCCCCTATAAACAAACACTTTAAATTAGTCTAAAGCTTATGAAAGTCTTATTCGGAAAGATGCCCAGTAAGTTGATCGTACGTTTGAAGATAGCACTGGGTATCTTTACTATCTGTACGATCTTTGGGATTATAGGGTACTTTGTACCTTCTTCAAAGCCTCCCTTACTTAGAACATTTGCTGCGTTCATCCTACCACTTGCTTGTCTAACAGCAGTTCTGATCTTGTTTAAGATCATGGAATTTATCCTGTGGTGTTTTGATTGTAAGCCCAGGTAAAAATATAGTACAGAGGAGGTAGGCTTGGAAGTAGCCATAAGGTAGAACCTTACTCTTGGGTTGAGGCTGGCTGAGATCAGATATACATCTAAGAGTCCTTTAAAGAGTTGCAAGTAGGACCCGTAACTGATTATGTGACGACTAAAAGTGGTAAAACTACAGGAGATATAGTCCTGATGAAAAGAAGTAAGCGTCAATAGGACTGAGTAGCTGGATTATTATACACTCCTTAGAGCATTTGGTGTAACAACACACTCTGTACTTTTTTCTTAGCTCCGGGGATCACACCATCCGTCAATCTGGTTGTGTTATGTTTAAGCAAGCTTAAAAGAGCAGCTCCATTGGTCTGTTTACTGTCTGGTGAGCTCAGACTTTAAAAAGTAGAATGGGTCAACTGGAAAAGCTGCAGAAATATTTGTAGAACTCCTAAAAAAGTTCTATATTTGTTCTACACTGGGCCCGTCTGGTTTAGACAGCAGAGTGAGTGGTAACTACACATGTGGACAAAGTAAGAACGTCCTAAAATACTTACAAAACAATAAACGCTATGACTAAGTCTGAGCGTGTAGCAGAAGGTGAAGCTATCCTGGCTTCTATCTTCGTTGATGAGGCTGTAGCAGCCTGATCCTACGGGGGATCTATCCCTGGCAACAGAAAATAGAACTGAAGTCTTATATGAGCATACAGAACTAAACGGGACATATGCCGTAAAGTAATCCGTGTATAAGACGTAGAGTGGCTCCCTTAATAGTCTAGGCTGACCTAGAGCATTCTAACTGAAGCATGGTATACAGGGGGTGAAGCCGTGCAACCCAGCTATGGGTTACCAGAATGATACAGTTACAGATGAGCGTAGTATGTGAAAACATTCAAATAAGTATCTGTTATAAAAAGTATAGTGACTGAATGTTTGGTAGTAATAGCATGTTTTCCTGGTTATGTCAAAACTAGGTGGTGGAGTAGGCGGTCTTGATTGGACGCCCCCAAACTACGGTGCAGATGAAGTGACGCAGTCTTTTAGACTTGATCCAAAGTAATCAGTACTAAACATGTAATACGTTGTAGTTATTGACTTCTTTGTTGGACACGAGTTCGATTCTCGTCGGGTCCACTCTCTCAAAGCTAAGCAATCGTTAGACCCCCGGTGGTTTCTACTACTGGGGTTTTCTTTTTAAACAAGTTACTCAACATATTTTCTTAGAGATGTTCTCTTTGAAAATCTGGATACGTCTTTATCCAAGTCCCGTGGGGAAGGTCATTGAGACCATAGACTGTCACAAGAGGAAAAAACTGGAAGATTCTTACGGCAGTTAAGATATCCTGACTTCAATGTCGAAGTAACACTTGTCGTAGACGGGTTTAAAAAAGAGTAGTACAATTCTAGATATGTACGTTGATCCTGAGTATTTATACAATATACCCGCTGATACAGAAGTATCAGAGACGTAAACTCCTGTCTGACGACCAGTACGTTAAACTGGTCTTTTTACATCCTTAACCAAGCATATGGAAGAATACCTGATTATCAACAAGAAGAATGATGAAATAGAGTACATCATCTCTGTGATTACAGACAGTATCGGAACCAGTTACATGATGCGTAGGTCTAAAGCTAGTTCCTGGTCAGAAGACGTACGTGATAAACGTGTTCTGACAATTACAGACACCGGTGACAACATGATCGTAGATCCTAAGCTCGGTAAGAAGCTTGAGTACGACGTATATGCAGAACTTTTAATCCTAATGAACTTCATCAAGAGTAAAGACAAAAACCTCACTGAAGAATACATGGTTGCAAACTATTCAAAGCCATAATATGAGCAGAATCACTCGTCGTAACTGGACCGAAGATAAATTCGGCATAGTATCAAAAGGTAGCCTACCAGATCTTTTTGACAACACTGTTAAAAGTGTTTACAGAATCACAGATCAGGAGTATGATCTGTTGGCAGAGAAAATGACAGAGACAGAGATGAACTTGTTTATTACGGAAAATCCAACGTATGCTGAAAAGCGTGTTATGATTCAACTGTTGAACAAGTACATCGACTACTCAGTATTGCAAGATCAGTAACCTGTATTCACAGGCATTTTAAACAAGACAAAAACATACAGCATGAACAATGTATGGTCACAACGTGGGAGCAGTTTTATCCCCGAAGAAATCACCCACCAGGTACAGAAGTTACCGGTTGGGATTTATAAAGTTCAAGAGCATCCGGCTCTGAAGTTCCTGTACTTGGATCGTGTTCAGGACAGTTTCCCTTTCCCGTATAAAGTATACGGTATTGAAAGGCCGTTCATCGACCGCGTGAAAAAGTCTTATGAAAACACCACAGGAAACTTTGGTGTACTGCTTAACGGTATGAAAGGTACCGGTAAGACTGTCACAGCTGAAATCATCTGTAACGAGATGAACCTACCGGTTATCATCATCCCCAGGCACTATGACAGTATAGTGTCCTTCTTAAATAACATACAGCAGGATGTTATTGTTTTTATCGACGAGTTTGAGAAAATCTATGATCGGTACCAGAACAGTCTTCTGACGATCATGGATGGAGCCATGAAGACCAAACACCGTATTTTCTTCCTGCTGACTACCAATGAAACCAGGATTGATTCAAACTTGTTACAACGTCCGAGCCGTATCCGGTACGTAAAAATGTTCAGTGACATGAAACTGGAAGTCATCATGGAAGTAGTAGATGATCTCTTAAAGCACAAACACCACAGAGAGTCTGCTATCAAGATGATCTCCGAGATGCCGATCATCACCATGGACCTGGTAAAAGCTGTGATCAACGAGATCAACATCCACGATGAAGATCCTTACGAGTTCCGTGAGATCTTCAACGTACACGCAGATCGTTCTGAACTGTACAACATTTTTGAGATCAAAGATGGAGAACGTCTGGAGATCAAAACGTTTGCTACGATCAGTCCAAGCTGGCTCAGTGAGTACAGTGTAGGTGAAGACTTCGAGATCAATGGAAGACCCATTGGTTACATCAAATCCGTTCTGTCTAGCCGCCAGCTCCTGGTTGCTGAAAGAGAGGACGAAGATGATGCATCCACAGAAGTAGCCCGTCTGATCCTGCTGGAACCGGCTGTAAAAACACATAAAGCTTTTGCCGGAAGCTCTCTGGCATTTTAAGCCATGTTGACAAAAGAAGAATATAAAGAACTTAAAGATTCCTTCTTCAACTTTATGAAGAAGCTTCTGGTCGAACAAGGTGACCTGAATCCCTGTATTGTACTAATGGGAAAGAAGCTTGCTAATGCCTTGGGAGAAGAAGAAGAATCAAACGCAGTAGTTTACGTTCCCATTCCTGGTAAGTACATGAAGACAGAGAAGACCAAGGAAGAATTTGTAACAGAAGTAATACCAAAAATGGGAACAGAAATACGTCAATACTTTTCTATCTACGCAGTAGCATGGGTAGCAGAAGCCTGGGTACGTGAAGTTCATCAAGGTGAAGTTCCTGTTAACTGGAAAGATCTTCCTATTCAAAAAGAAGTTTTGATCATTACGATTGAAACCAAGGATGCCACAGAAGGTATTACATTTGAGATCAAACGAAACGGGAAAGAAGTAAACGCAGAAGGTGAGCTGATTGACCACATCGAACTGATCGAAGATATACGAGCCAATGGGTTTATTCCTTCAGGAGGACGTTTCAGTGGTTTGTACAAACAATTCACAGAATCTGGGACAAGCTCTTAAACTTGTTCCAGATTTTTATATAGTACCCCCTTTTTTTCATTAATACAAAGCTTATGAATTGGTTAAAAAAACTATTCACTAAAGATGATTGTGAACAAGCTAAAAAAGAGCTGGAGCAAAAAGTCGTCATCTTAGAGGCTGAACTGGAGAAAAGGCAGGAAGCCATTAACCGGACCAATGCCTACTGGAAAAAACGCTTCTACAACAGACGAAGAAATCCTTCCAGTTCCTGATTATAGCTCTATTATCCACACTTCCAAACTCCGGATTTTGTATAACTAGTTGTAGACCTTATCTTTATAAGATAAGTAAACACCCTATGTTGTACCAACTGCCAAACGGTAAGGTCATTGAGATCTCCACTGAGCAGTATCTGGAACTATCTGATGAAGAACTGGAATACCTCGTTGCTTACAATTACGGAGAAACCGTGGAAAACCCATGGTTTGGATCCGTTTTAAGCAGACGTGAATCAGCTTCCATCACTGAAGATCCAGAAACAGCTGAAGATCTGACTGAGATTCCGGAAGAAGATAAGCTATCTGCACTTGATATGGACTTTGAGCCTGAGGAAGAATAATCCCCAAGCCTGAGTTTCTCAATAACGTAATAACCCTGGTTACCTGAGGTAGCTGGGGTTTTTTATTCATTCCCTAAACAGTTCGTTATGTACGGAAAAGTAAAGGTGACTGCTGATGAAAACGGAAACATCATCGGTCGGTCCCAAAACAACCCCGAGTTCGGCTATATCCGTGTAGAACAACAGGTTACGCAAATCAACCAGGAAGGTTGGCTCAGGCGTGCCACTCGTTCTGCTCTGATCAAAGGCCGTGTAGATGATTTGGTAGCAGCGTCGTTCACTGCTGGCCAGGAACTCCCCGGAAAGATCGTAGTACGGGAGTCTTTTGAACCCTTCAATCCGCAGAATCCGGATCGTGATCTGAAAATGGCGGGAACCACCGGCGTTATCTGCCGCGTAGGTGATCAGCCGATCTATCGTCAAAGCTTCTATGTCACTGATGATACAGCTTCTGATGAGCTGATCATGCACGACAACAGAGAAGAGATCCGCCAGGTCCAAGCTGTCTTACGTCTGACAGAAAAGGACACCTTTAAAGAAACACCTGTAGCTACTCTCTAAGTAGCTCTATAAGAGTAGGAGTGCCTGGTAACCTAGTTACTGGGCACTCTTTTTATATGTAGACTATTCTTTGGAGAACTGTCACAAGTTCTCTAACTTCACCATTTAAACTGTAGATCATGCGTTACAATCCTCACAAGACCGTATCCGCTAACTCTAAAGGCATCATTATCTCCTTCAGAGATGTAAACAAACATAAGTTTCAACCTTATGAAGCTCTTCACATAGAAGAAATTCAGACCAAGGGCCGGAAACGGTACCAGGAACTGGAAAAGCCGGCTTTCAACAAAGTTCAGCAACAGCTCTATGCCGAAGCTGTCTATGGTTTAAGCCATTACTCTGAGGATGATGTCAACAAGATGTCCAAGTCTAAGAAATTACGCGTACTTGCTAAGTACGCAAAAGCCCAACGGATCCTTAACCGGTGGAAACAAGAGATTATAAACGAGAGGGTGGATAGCTTTCTTATGGCTTTCTTCCCTAACTCACCGATCACTAAAGCCCTGGTTGAGACCAAAGGTCATGACCGATCCATCCATGAAAGTCATTCTTTCAAAGAACTGGGACTCTCCCAACAAGACGTAGCCTCTAAACTCATGGAGGTCAACATTTTACCCAAAAACTTTTATCAACTAGTATGAAAAAGATCTATAAGTATCCAATCAATCCTGGGTTCAACGGAGTTTGGATAGTAGACATCCCCCAAGAAGCAACCTTTTTATATGCAGGACTGGACCCTACTGGTCAACTCTGTATGTGGTGGGAGATAGACCCTGATGAAGAAGCCACACCCTGTACATTCTGTATTGTAGGTACAGGGCAAGAGTATGATCCAAACGAGTGGGTATACCTGCAAACAGTTCAAGATGGCCGCTTCATGTGGCATCTTTTTTCATCGAGCAAAGACATCAAAGAAGTATGATCCAAACCAAGTTAAAACCGTGTGCCGGCTGTAAACAGCTGAAGCATATATGGAAGTCCCATGGAAAGGAAAAGTACTGTAAAGAGTGCTGGTACTCTATGGAAAAACCCAAACCCATCCCGCCTATCTCTAAGAAAAGGAAGACGGAGATGTCCGAGTATGATAAACGCAGAAGTCTGTTCTTGATAGCGAATCCTAAGTGTCAGGCCAATCTCGTGGGGTGTACGTTGGTAGCAACCGATGTACACCACACGGAGGGCCGTATAGGAGAGAACTATCTGAACATGTCTAAGTGGAAAGCTCTCTGCAGAAACTGTCATACCTGGATAGAAACACATCCCGAAGAGGCTAAAGAGCTTGGCCTTTCTTCATCACGTTTAAACGAACCTAAAAATGAATAAGTATTCCCTGTTACTGAACATCGGTATCATAGTTATCTGTGCGTTGTTCTTGGCTCAGATCTCTATCCAGTTCAAACCGTTCAAAATCGAACTGAAGAACTGGTTACAAGCCGTGGGATACCTGGTACTGTTTGCCGGTATCGGTATTCTGATCGTAGACACACACTCAAAAGCTTATGCAAAGGGTGTTCATGATGGTGGTGAGGTCTATGAGAAAGCCTTGATAGAAAAAATCAATGAGTTCAAGATGAACCACCCGACCAAAGAATAATTCTAACACCAAAAACATAGTTATGCATCTCTATAGTAAGTATGCATCAGAAGCTGCTGCGTATTGCAGACAAAAAATCAAAGAGTTCAAAGAGGATCAGGACCGTGATCCTAACAAAGTATTCAGTGTCCACTATAACGCAAGACATCGGGATCAGGTGTGGATACCATGGGTATATTGGAAATGGAGGAGTACAGATATGGAACCTGGTTGTCACATACTCAAAGGCTTTGTGGCCAACACTCTTGAACAAGTAGACCTGGGGGACAACAGAAGGGTCACCAGTGGATCTTTCAAGTATAATCGTACTAAGAATGCCCTGGTAGGTACTATTAACACAAGTAAACACTACGAGTCTCTCTTAAAGCATTCAATCCGGTTCAAAGAAGAGATCAACGCTGATAAAGCTACTTTGTTTATACAGATCCATGGCAGAACAAAAGTGTATGTAACACTCTCTATTGAACTGAAGAACGGGTTTGTTGATAATACACTTGTAGCTCAAGTAGAAAAAAGGATCGAAAACGGGATCAAAGTCTCACTTGAAAAAGCTCTGAAAAACTGCAAAGGAAAACTGAGCAGAATTGATGAACGGATAGCATTGAATAACGGGTTAGCTAAGACAAAAGTAGATATTGAGCTTAGTCTGAATACATATGAGTCTATCCCGAACATTCCCTACACCATTTCTTTCAAAAAATCTGTAAACCATGATGAAGCTAAAAATAGACACGAGCAAGCTAACCTCGACGCATAGATATGAGATGTTCGAGTATGTAGTATGTGGGCTACCTCAACTTGGTCTGACAGAGGCCCTGCGTCTTTGGAGAACAAAGTATGATGACTTCAAAGACTTCAACAAAGAAGTTATTGAAGGAAAACCAGGCATGAAAGACTTCGGTGAGTTCGTATACGAGATGTGGGACAAAATCCAAAAAGTAACCGTCACAGAAGCCCTGGCTTTGGAGAATGCGGAAAAACGCAGAGTATACTTTGACTGCATTGGTGTTGAGACCATCTTTAAACAGATGGAACCAACCCTCAGAGATCGTCAGGTCATCAAGAAAAAACGCATGCGTTGGGACACTAACAATGACCCGTACGATTACGAGTTTGAGGATGTCTACGAACTCTATGAGATCGAAGGAGAAAAACTCTTTGGTAAAGACAGATGGAACCGGATGTTAAACCCGGTTTACGCAGTAAGATGCTGGTGTACTACCACAAACCGTGAGTACTGGCTCTATGTATCACCAGAAGCTGTAGAAGAAGGTCCGGTTGCAAGATGGGGCAGAAGACAACAAGAAGAGATAAAGTATGATGCTATCAGTGCCATAGCATGGACTATCAGGATAGACATCAGTCATCCTGAACGTATCTACCGGCAAGGAGATATCATCGTAGCCAAAATGAGTGATCAAAGTGAGACTGTAAGCCGTTACCATCTTACCAAAGAAAACTATCTCGAGCTGATGTATTCTGAAACCTGATACCAGGTTTCCTTTTATAACCGTTTTAAAAACAGAACCATGGCAGTAAAGAAAGCTAAGCGGATCGTGCTTGGAGAAGGAGAGATCTTCGGACACAAGCATATCCTGGAATGCAACAAAGACATGAGTGTTGAAGAGACAAATAACTCTATCACATTCATGCTGCACGAAATGGGTATCCTTACTCATGACGAGCATGATCGTATGGTGTTTGAGCCCGGTAAATACCGATCTTATAACCAGGTCGAGTACAATCCATTCGACGGATCTGTATCTCGTGTATATGACTAAACCCGTAACACATGAATCAGGACAACTATAAAAAGCCCGCATACCCGGAACCAACTAGTGAAGACGGTTGGCCAACCACAACTAATACGGGCTTTACAAAGCTTGAAGCTGCAAGCATACAGATAGCTACTGGTCTATTAAATCTAGATCCTAGTTGGGAAACAATGTTTTCTACGCCTTTGGATGAGCCAAAAAAAGGAAGCAAGTTCTCACAAGCTAAACTAGCTCGTAATGCTGTAGCCATAGCTAAGGCTGTTCTTGATGAGTGTGCAAAAGAACAACAAGATGAGCAAACGTAACGAAGTCCAGAAAGAAGCTCTCGAAATGGCTGTAAAACATAAACACTGTGGACTGGGCATTAGTATGGGCGTCGGTAAAACTCTCATCGGTTTACGGTATGTAGATCATTTCCAGAAGGAAAAAGATGGGAATCTTAAAGTGCTGGTAGCAGCACCTAAGGTTTCCATCTTTGAAACCTGGAAAGCTGAAGGAAAGAAGCATGGTATATCAACTGACAACATAGAGTTTACAACCTATTTGTCACTGAACAAGCTTACTCCTTCTCACTATGATATCGTAATCTTAGATGAGTGTCACAGTTTACTCTACAGTCATGAGATCTTTCTTTCTCAGTTCACAGGGCGTATACTTGGCTTGAGCGGAACTCCGCCCAGGTACCATAAGTCCGAAAAAGGACAAATGGTATTCAAGTACTGCCCTATTATGTACACGTACATCACGGATGATGCTGTGGACGATAATATTCTTAACGACTACAGAATCATAGTACACCGTCTGAGCTTAGATGAGAGGCTAATCATGCCGGTAAAAACAAAGAACAACACCACCTTCTATACGTCCGAGAAGAAGACCTACGACTACTGGACAAAACGTTTTATGACTGCTGGCTCAAAGAAAGAAGAGCAGATAACAGCTGTCATGAGGATGAAGTCTATGATAGATTTCCGTAGTAAGGAGGTCTATACAAAAACTCTTCTAGACGAGATAGAAGACAAGTGTCTTGCTTTTTGTAATACTCAGGCCCAGGCTGACAGGATCTGTGAACACTCTATACATTCTGAAAACCCGAAGGCAGATGAAAATCTGGTAAAGTTTAAGAATGATGAAATCACAAAAGCTTCTTGTGTTCTTCAACTCAATGAGGGTGTCAATATACCGAATCTAAGAGCAGCTGTTATCATGCACGCCTACGGTAATGAACGTAAAAGCAATCAACGTATAGGTAGATTACTCAGGTTGAACCCAGACGATACCGCGGTTATTCATGTACTGTGTTATAAGGATACCGTTGATGAACGCTGGGTAGCTGAAGCCCTGAAAGACCTCGACCCTAAAAAGATCAAGTACCATGATGTTACGTAAATCAGATATTCTTCTTAAGATAGAAGAACCTCCTGTAGATTCATTCTTTTCACCAGGTGTCACAGTTGTCACCGGGTGGTACAAAGACAATAGTGCTATGGTTGATGACCACCTCTGTATAAAATTCCCCGAGCTTGAGAACATAGAAGAACTCTATGATCTTCAGGAAGGAGCACTTGAATACTCAGGGCGTCTTACCAAAGATGAACTGAAAGATGAACTTGAAAGTCTTGGATTCCAAACTGTAATTGTATGAGCCAGCACTTTACAGGAAAGTATATAAAAAAGCATGGCTTACTGCAGCCTTTCTCGTCTGCTCTTTCTAAGCAGATGGAGCTGTTTGTAAGCCATGTTCCCGAAGGAAGTATCGTAGAATGCTTCTATGAAGTACAGCATGATGATGGCACGTTACCTCAACTGGCCAAGCTTCATGTCATGATCAAACAACTCTCTACTCACGTTGGTGAGACAGTAGAGAACATGAAGCTTCTCGTTAAAGATCGTGCCGGCCTCTGTATAGCAAGAGAGGTAGCAGGCAAAGAGTATTTCCTTGCTAAAAGTTTCGGAGAGTGTTCCAAAGAGGAACTGTCTCTGGCTATCCAGGCAGCCATTGAGATCGGTAACGATGTCAATTGTCTTCTGTACTAGAAGCAATGTCTTGCTGAACAGTCTGACCTTGCTTTACAGCTTCTGCTTCAATAGCTCCAATAAACTGAGTCAAAAAGAAAACCTGGTCCATCCATTCCTCAGGAAAATCTGTGTTCTTTTCAGTGATCAACTGATTGAGCAGGGCTAACTCCTCAGTAGAATGTTCTGCAACCATTGATGTTAAGATCTGCTGAAACTTCTGGATAATACCAGCTCCAAGCTGGACACTGATAACAGCATCTTTTTTAACTATAGTAACTGTTGTAGACATATGGTAGTGTTTTCACAAAAGTAGAGAACTTATGACAAAATCTGTAGATCTTGAAGAAATAAAACTCAAGCTTATAGAAAAACTGAGACCCTCCGGCTGGTCTACAAAGCTCAAAGGGTTTATCCAGAGCTCCGACTTTGACAAGATCCTGGAGGTCTTGTACAAGGAACGAGAAGCCGGTAATCGGTTTACCCCTCCTCTGAAACTGGTCTTTAAGGCTTTTGAAGAGTGTCCGCTGGATAAGCTTAAGGTGGTTATTATTGGACAGGATCCCTATCCTCATCTTGGGGTAGCTGATGGCATAGCCTTCAGCTGTGGGATCACAAAGAAACCTCAACCAAGCCTTCAGCAGTTATTCCGGGCCATAGAAACCACGGTTTACTCCGGAGAACACCGGGAACTAATGGATCCGGATCTGACTCGATGGTCCAATCAGGGAGTTCTTCTCCTTAACCGGGCCCTGACCTGCCAGGTAGATAAAGTAGGCTCCCACTATGCTATCTGGCAAGACTTCATCATGTATGTAATTGACATGTTGAGTCTTACAAACTCAGGTCTGATATTCGTCTTACTGGGAGCCAAGGCTCAAGAGCTGGAGAGCAGCATCTCTGAGAATCACTATGTTCTGAAGGCGTCCCATCCTGCATCAGCTTCATACAGTAAGACACAGTGGGACTGCAATAACCTGTTCAACGAGGCCAACAGGATCATTACAGCTAACAACGGCCCCGATTACGTAATCAAGTGGTAACACTATGGAAGACGAAAAGAAAAGCTTTACCGTAGACGAGTTCTACGAGTATATCACAAAATTCATGACCCCGGAGCAAGCCCTTAAAAAGCTTTTACAGGGTAGTGTTATGAAGTATCACTATCTCAAGTTCAAAGAAGGTGAAGAGCTCCACCCTCTGATGGTAATGACTTTCGCAGCCATGGATATGGGCTGGGCCATCATGGTTAAAGAAACTCAGGACCCCAACGAGGAAGTAAAAGGTTTGGTCCTTGGTACCAGAGAGTACATGGACCAGATCACATTTAAAAAACAAGATAACTCTTAAAACAACAACTCATGGTAGAAAGAGTACAACTTGGCGTAACTGCCATCAAGACCCTACTGGAAAACGGGTATACCTGGCTTAAACAGGATGATCTGGGCTTTGGCTCCATCCAGGAAAAGTACCAGGCAACCGACGTACAGATAGCAACCATCCGTAAGCACCCCTTACTGAAGGACCTGGACACTGTAGCCAGAATCTTTGTGATCGTTGACGATACAAAAGAAACCACTGAACCGGCAAAAAGTAGCCAACCTGTAGAACAACTGCCTGTTACTGAAAAGCATGCTCCGGTCGTTACTGATTTCCCCGTAGAGGAGGCTCACTCAACGGCACCGGTAACAACTACAGAAGTAGCCGGCTTTGAAGCTTTCGAGCAACTCTAATACACAATTCTCTATGACAAAAGTAAGACCAAGTCCGACCGATAGTGCTACCATCTATGCACCTGGTACCGTAAAACGGGGTAACGATGGTGACGATTGGGAGGTTAGAGTAAACAGTGCTGGTGTGCAACGTTGGGTAAAAATAACAAGCATCCAACCTCCGGCTCCACAACCAGTTGTAGCAAAAGCTATAGCAAGACCTCATGTATTGATCAAACCAACAGCAATACCCCAAGTAGTAACTCCACATAAATTCAAAGTAGGAGACCGTGTTAAGATTGTCAGTTGGGGTGCAGGTTGCAACGATGCTACAATAGGTGAAGTTGTAACTATCACTGAACTAGGATACTATAATGGAACTCCTGGTTATAAGATCGACAATCTTACTATCAAGACCAACACAAAAAGTGGTTTCTATGATGGTTTTATCGGAGAAGCCTCCTTTGAACTTGTAAAAAGTGCTCCACAACAAACGTTAACAACAAACCCAAGAATAATGTCTACACAGACTAAACGCCCCACCGTAGCTCCTCGTAAAAAAGCAGCAGAAACCCGCAACATTGAAACTTCCCTGATCAACAAGGAAGAAGTCTTCAAGATGCTGGCCCTTGCAGAATCTACCGGTTTACCCCTGCTCTTAGTAGGACAGCCTGGTGTAGCCAAAACCAAGACTGTGATCGAGTATGCAAAAGCCTGGCTGAACCGTGACGGTCAGATGTCTCCGGCTGACTTTGCCAACAAGATCTACATCCTGGAAACTGATGAAGGTACCAAAGCATCAGAAATCAAGGGTATGCCTGACCTGGGCAAACTCTTTACAGAAAACAAGTATGAGCTGGCAGCTCCCATTGCAGAAGCCGAGATCGTAGTGATCAACGAGGTGGATAAAGCATCCTCCGCCATCCGTAACGCCATGTTGGGTGTTATGAACGAACGTTTCCTGTTCAACGGTAAACACAAGATTCCCTGTAAGTGGAAGCTCTTCGTGGCTACCTGTAACGAGATCCCCAAGGAAGAGGCTAACTCTCCTTTCTGGGACCGTTTCATGCTGAAACACACAGTAAACCGTGTATCTGCTGGTGAGATGGTGAAGTACTACAAGAAAGGTGCCCGTAACTACCGGGAAAAGTTCGCCATCGGCATCCCCAGCAAGACTGAGATCGAAGCAGTGGATGTACCGCATAACAAACTGGAAAAGTACCTGGAAGTAGGTTATACATCCAGCTCTGACCGTACGCTGACCTTCGTGCCCAGCCTGACCAAGGCCGTAAGCTATATCTGGGATATCTCCATGGATAAAGCCCTGGTGAAAACTGCCCAGATCATGATCAGCCAAACTGCCGGCTCAGAACTGCAAAATAAGCTGATGAGCCCTGAAGTGAAAGCTGTTATGTCCAAAGTAGAGATGCTGCACAGCTATACTACTTCTGAACAGCTGGAACTGGCCGTGGCCGAGATCGAGTCTCTGATCAACACATATGCCACTCGTGGTGTAATGGATGAAGGCCAGGTACTGGAGATCGAAACCTCCATGCAGTATATCCTGAACGAACATCCTGCCCGTGCTGAGTATAAGTCAGCAGAGGAGTTCGACGAGATGCTGGACGAAGTAGACACAAAGGAAAGTCCGGGTTTTTAAAACCAGATCATTATAGCCCACAAGGTGTACCGGTTTACATACCGGTCACCTTTCAGGCTTTAAGTGATCTGTTAAAAAGCTACTGATGAGTAAAAAACAATACAAGAACGTATATACGATTCTTGAAAAAGTAAAGAAAGGTGAGATCAAAACTCACTATAACGAAAAGCAAGGTGGTCTCTTTGGTAAGCTGAACTTTTATAAGAAAACCGATCTTGTCAAACCCTATGTACACTACATAGACGAAGACAGACTTGATAGTATTGTAGGGTCAGAAGTAAAGAGAGTTGAAGCTATCAAAGAAATGTGGGATCGGTTTACAAAAAGCCGGAGTTATGATACTCTTGCCCAGGATAAGAAACCGGATCTTGATAAGTTCCACAAAAAGCTTCAACAAAACTACGAGAAGATCCCTCGTTCTATGAAGTATGACATCCACAAGATGTACTACCATAAGATCGAGAAACTGGAGTTTGAAGAGCGGACCGACAAAAACCACGGTCGATATAAGTTCCTGGAACGTGCCAACAACCCGGTGGGTAAGATTATGTCTGAAGGTTCCAACCTAAAGTCAGCCATCTTCACAAAGAACATGATGCTGTATTATCTGATGCAGCTCACTATGATGGAGTATACCGATCCGGAGGCTCACAAGCAGATGATGCAAAGTCTGGGAGGCAACGGTAATCCTGATCAAAACGACGACTTTGATGACTCCATGAACAAGATGATGGATAACCAGTTGAGTAAGAACATGCTGGATAAGATGATGAAAGACGCTCAGGATACCTGTAAGATGATGGACCAAAACATCGACAAAGAGATCCAGGAGAAAATGTTTGAAGATTCTGACAAATCTGGTGGTAATCAGGCCGGTAAACTGTCACCTGACTATATGCGTCAGATCACAGCTCAGCTTCAAAACATGAGGATCAATACCACCTCTCTAAAAGATCAGATCAAACATCTGCTCGACCGGAGTACCAGCTTCTTCTCTGCCCGTAAAGAAGTCATCTATGACGACCTTCTGAACACTCAGGATGTCAGTGCCCTGGATGACTTTGAACTGTTACATCCCAAGCTTCGGAAACTCTTCATCGAAGATATCCAGGTAAAAGATGTAAAGTATCTGGGTAAGATCGACGTCTATGTGGATATTTCAGGTTCTATGAGCAGCAACTGTGGAGCTAAAAACTCTGAAGGAAAGAACGTCTCTAAGATCGACTTTGCTAAGAGTATCATAGCTAAGCTGAAAGAGATGGATATGCTGAATGACGTATACTTATTTGACACCCGTGTTAAGAAGTATCGTAATGATCTGATTTCCATCTCAACTATCGGCTGTGGTGGTGGTACAACCATCAATGAGGCTGTACGTTCCATTATCCGCAACGATCTGAACTCCCTGGTAATCACTGATGCTGAAGATCACTGCGATGTTTACTCTAATAAAGCTTTCTTTATTGGTGTAGAAGGAGCACGTTTTACCAGCTTTACAAGTGAGTACATGCAAGCCAAACAGTGTGTTGTCTTTGATGGTAAACGAATCTTCAAAGTCGACAGCCATGGACATACGATCCACTAACTAGAAAAAGAAACATAAGTCTAAGGCATGTCCTTAGGCTTATGTTTTTTTCATCAAATCTAATCATGCAATCATGAAAGTATATGCAATCAGACACCGGATTACTGGTAAGTTTTCCAAAGGTGGGTCATCTGTTGATGAACATGGTACTGGATATCATTGGGGTAAACGTGGTAAAATATGGACTGATATTGGTCCTCTTAAACTGCATTTACGTCAATACATAGAAGATTCTGGATATAGAAAGCATTATAAAAACAACATCCCTCAAGACTGGATTGTAGTAGAAAACTTTAATGGTGACTGGAAAGAAGTACAGACTGCCCGGTCATACTATCCTGAAACCAAATACTAAACATCATGGACACCCCTATACCAAAAGCAACCGATATAGCCCTGGGAGATCTGGAAGCTAAAAGAATGATCGAGTTTGCCAAGGCTCACGTAAAAAACGCTCTACGGATTGTAGCTAAACAGCAGGTTCCTCCTGAGTACTATGGTCAGGAACCTCGGTTCAGAACATCTGTAGATAAAGAAACCATCTTAAACGCTTACCCTGAAACCTGGATACAATGAGTAGTAAAGTACCAACAGCTCAAGAAGTATTAAATAGTACTCTTGAGCATTCAGAACACGGCTGGCCTATATGGACAATGGAAGACGCTTTAAAAGCCATGAAAAAGTATGCCCAACTTCACGTAAAAGCTGCTTTAGAAGCTGCTTACAACAACGCCCAGGTTGCAGAAGAACTGGGAGACAACTCTGACGAGTGGATCGTCAAAGACTCTATCATCAATGCTTACCCCGAAAAACTGTTACAATGAATACTAAAATACCTACAGCAGAAGAAATGGAAATGTCTGATAAGTATGATAGCTATCAGGCTATGATGATAGACTTTGCCCGGATGCACGTAGAAGCTGCTCTTAAAGCTGCTAGTGAACAAGCAAGAGCTTATGTAGATGGTAATGGAGAATGGATGCCTGTACAATCAAGTGCATCCATTAACAAGCAGTCTATCCTTAACGCTTACCCTAAAGAGTTAATACAATGAATACAAAAGCTATTTTAGAAGTAATTGGTTTATTCTTAGTTCTTATTGGAGGGATGACTTGGGCCGGGTTATCAATGGCAAAACAATCTAGAAAGGATTGGGAAACATTAAGAGAACTTGAACAGAAAGCCGATAATGTTAAAACAAAAGAAGAAGTTGAATTATTGCATAGAGAGTTTGTTGAAAAAGCAAATAAAATTTACAACCAATATATTCGAGTAAGACTATCAAGACTTGATGGATATTTAAGAGGCTTATATAAAAGTTTAAATAGTTAATACAATGAAACCATACTTTGCTAAATACCTCCCCGTACCTGGAGAGATAAAAGAAGGGGACCTAATGTTCATGATAGGAAGTCCTACACTTCTTAGAGCGGGAGGTGACAATTTTAACAACAGTGCTTATACAAAAGTCAAACTCCTCCTTTGCTCAAGAGATATACAGGTGGGTGATA